AAACAAATTATCTGGAAATTCCTCTCCGGCAATCAATACTGCGAAGTATTTCTTCAACGTAGGGACACTTACTCCGGCAATTTTCGCACACTTGCCAAGACTCAATCCCTCTCGTGACCATTTTTCGTATGCTTCAAAAAATTTTTCTTTGCTAATCTTGTGAACTCCCGGTGCCATTTTCATCTTCCTCCAAACATAATACTTTCTTTGCTACATCAACACATATTGCACGGCTATGATCGTCCGTGCAAACTCCAAAAGTGTTATATCTACATGTTAAAAAATTACATTCATTGCTTTCCATTGTCATGTTCTCTTTTCTTCAATTGCGGTTTTTATATTGGCAACTTTAAAGGAGGTTCCTACTAAAACATGGAAACGAGGACTCATGAGAACCGCAAAACTCATGCTTTAATATGCAATCTTTGAAGATTACATAATTGCGGACATAGGAGTCGAACCTATTGTTTCAAGGGCATGAACCTTGCGTGAAGCCGTTTCACTCGTCCGCTATAATTATTGTTTCAAATATGGTTAGACCTTCGTCTTATCCATTATAAATACAGCCATATTCTGCCAGTGTGACGATAAGTCTGAGCGTTTGGTTGCGACCCTTGGCTTCTTACCGCTGACAAGCACACACGGGATTGATACCCGTAAATTTCACGGTTCTTTCAGAATTATGTACGTCTTAGCGTGACCTGTTTTTTAATTTTGTTTGCCATACCGCTACTTTAACGAACCGCTTGTGTTATACCCCGATTTCTCGGGTTCAAGGCAAACCAACTTAACGAGATTTCCTGTATATAGTCCGTAGTCTCTCACACTACACACATCAACAGGTTATTCTGACACAGCCAGCGTCTATTCTTCGTCAGCCACAAGGATTCTGCTATTGGCTTCTTTATGATGGTACGCCACATGATTTTGTTGACAGTTTCTGTCTCCATACCAGAAATCACTTTCCGGTATAAGCCACTTCTCAATCCAATATCTCGAATTAAGGTAACTCTCTTCCATGTCCCTCGGCAATGCTGAAAAACACTTCTTCACCGAGATAACCATATTTGAAAATTGGAGATGCAGGAATCGAACCCGCGACAAGCCGGATATAAGCCGTCTCTTCTGCCACTGAATTAATCTCCATTGTTGTCCTGTGTACGCTAGGACTTGTGAGGACATAACGCACACAGAACTGTAAGGGTAATTGGGTGTGATTTTTAAGTCTTTTCTGACTATCACTTGAAAGGAAATAAAGTATGATTAGTCCGACTATAACGGATGTGTAGAAAGCACAGTTTGATTTTCACAAAACCCTACCGGACATTTGACTGTCCTTATCGGCATCGCCAGTAGGGTAGGAGCAAATTATGAAAAAAGATATAATCTACGCCGAATAGCAGACACGGGAATTGAACCCATAATTTAAGTCTCATCATATGCGGAGTAGGGGTAGGATAGAGACTTTTGTGATACCATTTCACCAATCTGCTTTAATATGTGGTGGCTATTGCGAGAAACCACCACATCACACAACATTTTTTACAAAGCTTTTCAATATTTAGTTTTTTATTCGTATTTTATCCAGTGTTTAAATGTGTTTTACAGTTAAGAGAGTCTAAATCCTACAGTAAAATCATCACATTCACATTGCTAAGTGGGATGCCTCGATTTCTCTGATACATATTCTTTCCCCACACGGCGGGTACTCTTTTTTCTCATTCGCATTTATCTCCAAATTTGAATAAGCTACTTTATGGCATGTAATACGTCATATCCTTAAGGTATTCGATGTTCGTATAGATTTTTCCATAGGCTTTATGAATATCCTCAAATACGTTCTCTGCTTCTTTTTCGCTATCATACATACCGATTAGTTTATCGTTGTTACCAATCATTGCATAAATAGCTTTGTATTGCGTCCATATTGGAGTGTTTTCAAACTCAAATGACAAATTCTTATCCTGTGATACTATTCGCATTTTCACGTTCCTTCCGATGCTTCATTTGACAATCATACATCTTCGGTATGTTGCATCTGTCTTGATTAATTCCGTGCCCTTGCCGGAATAATTCGCAATCAAGAATCTGTCCACAATACTGACATTCATCCCGAATCTCTTTACCGCAAATCCTCATTACAGATCACCCTTTTTTCTTTTTTGGGATTTTCCAGAATCAAACCCCTCTGGATATCTGGCTCTCAATTTAGCTTTGTTCATTTCCGCAACGTCCGAAAGTTTATAACCAAGTCCTTCCGCTGCTACTGCCAAGTACCATAAGATATCGCCCAGTTCCTTTGCCATATGCTCTTTATCAAGTTCATGCCCTTGAAACACATTCTTTTTCAGTAAGTCCATAAACTCACCAGATTCGCCACAAAGTCCCATTGCACCATTCATCAGAAGATTATCGCTACAAGATGCACTCACACCACTTGCCGTTCTCATTGCTTCTTTCTGGTATTCATCAAATGTCATTCTAAACCTCTCCCAATAACAATCTAAATGTTTCTTTGCCTTTTACAGTTACATATGTCTGAACGTTTGAATATCCAAATGGTGTCGAAAAATCTTTCATTTGAAATAACCCATTTTTTCGATGCTGCTCATACGGCTTAATCATTCCATGTCTGTCTCTGTAAATGTAGCCGTTTTCTGTCAACCAACCTGTAAACTGTTTGGGTGGCATGTGTAATTCTTTTGCCGTATCTCTGAATGTGGTAAGAAGTCTACTGTCAACCAAGTTGTCAAAATAATCTGCTTTCGGTTTCATTTCAACAATCGTTGCTTCTTTTTCTGCAATAATCTTATTCGCTACAATCAATGCATTCGCCACAATCTGTTCTGGTGTCATTTCTTCCTGATTTTGAATATAACCGCCATTTTTTCGAATTGATGGTAACACCGTATTAGTTACCCAGTGTCTAAAGTCTTTTGCTTTCGGAAGTCTACTACCAAACACCATGTCGTACAATCCAGACTCATTAATAACGATCATTTGCTGAGTATGGTTATTTGCATCCGAGATACCCGCCGTAGCGGTATCCTCCTTATTTGTATTTTTCCTTATTGCCTCATACGCTTTTGAATATCCAAGTGCTTTAGCAACATCATTCCCAACAAACCATGGCTCACCATTAATTACTACTGTTCTTACTGTCCCAAATTCTGGATTTTCAAAAATCTTTAATTCATTCATACTTTTCCCCTTTCACGCTACCTCTATTCTTCTTCCAATTCTTTTATTATGTCCAGTATGTCTTTTTCGCACTGGCTATAACCACTCACCCAACCAATCTGTTGAAACAAATGCATATCTTTAGGTGGTTCTTTCTTCCTGTCCTTTATAATCTCAACAAGATCTGAATATTTGCTATCTTCCATCACAAAGCACCTACTTCCTGATATGCTTTAAAAATCTTCGGTGACTGTATCGAAAACCAATCAATCATTTCTTCGTTCATCGCCCATCCACATTCTGGCTGATAACTGTTTTCCCATAAACCACTCTCATTCAGAAATGCGTGTAAGATTTCATGCCTAAGAAGTTCTTTCCAGTAATCAATCTCCTGTTCAGCGGATATATCAACGTATTCCTTTTCGCTCAAATCAGCTATCACTATCAGCTTTGAAAGCTTATCGCAATATGCCCCACGACTATAGTTCTTAAGGTCTGGATCCTCACTAATCCTATGTATCTCTATACCGTATTCAGTTCCAAGTATATTTACTTCCCTAGGTATCGCTCTATCTGCCATTCTTTATTTACCTCTTGTTGGTTTTATATGCCCTTTTTCTTTTTGGGAATATTTGGGGGACTTAGTAGGTGGGTTTTTGCTTTCTGTCCAGACCCCCTCCCGTCATTCCGAACAGTTGTTCTATTGCCAAGGCATCTATACGACAAATACTTATTTTTCTTATACATCTCAGCAGTTTTGATTAATATTCCCACGTTGTCAATGATATATTTTATCTTCCCGTTTTATGCTTTGCTAAATATTAAAATATATCAATCTTTTTCCAGATCTGGCAACGCTTCCCGGGCTTTTTGGCTGTCCAGACGTGGCAACTCGGCAGCAGTTAGAGCCGTTCGTGTGCTTTGCTCTCTCGTTACGCCTGGAAGATTCCAGCTATACCAATGGTTTAGGATCGACAGAATCCCGACCGGGTTAGACTTTCCGCTGGCTAGCTTTGCGCTTAGAGATTCTTCTCTTTCCGCAATCAGCTTTTTGTAAATACTAAAACTTTTTTTGCTAAGTCTATTCTTATCCATTCCCCATAAATCTATAACTGCCTTAGCTATTCCTAACAATTTACTAAAGCCCTGTATTGATACCTCTTTATCATACATATAGCAATAATATATATAGGCATTGCATATAGTATCTATTAAGTTATAGTCATATGCCCCGCAATTAGTAGCCATGATATTATTAACATATATATCATTGTTTCCTTTTGCTTTTAATGCTTTGCGATCTGGGAAGACATGGCGCTGCACATACATCAAGCAGGCATTCCAGACGCCCTGCGATTCTTTTCTCAGATCCTCTATTCCCTGATCTTCGCAGAAAAGATTGATATATAATTCTATATCATTAGCGTATACTTCAAATATTCCCGCCTGTTCTTCTATTCGTTCCGTTGTTCTCTGCTCTTCTGCCATATCCTCACCGCCTTATGATTAATAAATAAAAAAACCGGCTCATATATACAAACTTTATAGCATTTTATAGCTTTATAAAGTCCATATATACAAGCCGGATACTTGCGTTTTATACCATTATTCCGGGTTCTGTTGGTGCTGCTCCGGTGGCTCTCGCTGTCAGGGTCTTATTTTTTCCGCCCTGCTCCGTTGATTGAAATATACCACACTCCGAAAAAACTTGCAACAGCTTATTTATAAATTTATTTATTCAGCCCCTATATATATTTATATTAATAAATAGTAATCAACTCAGAATCTATAGACGGAGTATATTATAATACTATTTAATTTATATTAGGATATTAAAGGGAAAGCATTTTTCTTTGGTTTTTCGCACACAAAAAGCAGACCGCCCCGCATTAATTCCGGTTTAGTCTGCTTGTTTTCTGAATCCGTTTTTTATTTTCAAAGTACGGTTTTTCGCTTTCGCTCTCCGCCTATGAGTTCGTCGTTGATATGACCATATCACACCCGCATCAACTTTGCAAGCGCAAAAAAGCGATCTCTTGACTACAATTCAATACTAAATTCATTTTTCAAGACATATTCAAATTGTGGGTCAAGTTCACAATAACGTTTCAAAAATTCCTCGTTGCTGCATGGTGCAATCTCAAAATGCACTTTTTCCCTGATATCATTATCCATCAGAACTGCAATCGCTTCCATTGTTTTATCTTCTACTTTTTTCATTTTTCGCCCTCCTGTTTCAATCCCAATTTATAGCGTTATGCGGTACAGTTTCGCCCGTGTCAAAATCTTTTTCAGCATCTTCTAATACTTTCCGCTCTTTTGGCGTTACTTTCGTAAAATCTGGATCCCATGCCAGAACTAATTTTTTTACAAACTCAAAAGCAAAATTCTGTTCACTTTCCGGTAGAATTTCCAAAAGTTCTGCCGTTTTTTTTGTCGTTGCGTTCATCTTTTTCCCTCCTAACCTTTTGAGGGGATTACTTGTATATATCCCCTCTTGAATCAATGTCGAAAATATATAATATTTCAATTTCATTACTGCCTAAAAAGTTGTAAATAATTCTATATTTTCCAACTCTTAGACGTTTTCGTCCGTCTGTGTATCCTTGTAGTGGTTTTATATCTCCTTTTGGTGGTGTTTCCGTCAATCCCTCGATCGCTTTTTTTATCCGTTGTTTTGTCGGTCTGTCTTGCTTATTAATAAATTTAACAGCTCTTTTGGAGTACTCTATTTTCATTTTCCATTTGTTCCCCTTCCCGGCTTCCGCCTATTGTAAGGCTTGTTCCTTACAAGTATTATTGTATTCTATTATTAGAATATTGTCAACTATTTTTTTAGTAGTATTTTATTTTTTCTTCATCCGTTGGCACAACTTCCACCACATCCCCCGGCTGACATTTGCACATTATACAAATTTTATTTAGAGTTTCTAGCGTTATGCTTTTTCCGGCTTTTATATTTTGTGCCGTTTGAGCTGGTAAAAGTCTTTCTTTTTGTATCCTTGTTTGATTGTAGCCGTGTTTTTTCAGCTCTTCGAATACATTTATTTTATATTTTATCATGTTTCTTTTCCTCCATTCATATATATAGAAAGAATATCATTTTATTTTCGTTTTGTCAATTCAAAAATATTCTAATTTTTGAGTATTTATGTATTGACATTATTCTAATTTTAGAGTATACTAAGGTCATCAAATAAATAAAGCCGGTTACACCTAGCAAGCGACAACCGGCACCAATCAAAAAGAAAGGTGACTGTATTATATCACAGTCAAAAGGGAAAAGGAAATGAAAAACTATAATTATTATGAGGAAGTAAAAACGGATGTTTTAAACTATATCAACGAAGAAATTGATTTTTCAGATTTTGAGGATCTGGAAGAGTTAGAACAGTTTTTAAATGATGAACTCTGGACGGTTGACAGCGTAACGGGAAACGCTTCCGGCAGTTACACTTTTAACCGCTTCCAGGCTCAAGAGTACGTCCTTGAAAATATGGACGTATTGGCGGAAGCTCTGGAAGAGTTCGGAACGGATTCTGAAACAATCGCAGAGAAATTTTTGTCTGAAGATTGGGAGTATTTCGACGTAACAATACGTTGTTATGTTTTAGGCTTTTGCATCTCGGACGCTCTGGACGATATCCGGGACGATTTCGAGACGGAAAAAGAAGTGGAGGCAGAAAATGAATGATTTTAAAATCGGGGCGTTTTTCGGTATCCTGTTCCCGGTGCTCCTGTTTCTGGGGATTGTTTTATAATTTTATAGTGTCGAAACCGTCCGGGATTTTCTGGGCGGTCTTGCGTAGGGTGGCAACCTTGCAACCGATGAGACAAGCCAAAAGAAAGAGAGGTAGAAAGATGAAAAAAATTAAAATTGATATGTGGTATGAAGACAAGCCGGAACAGGTGACAGGATTAGACATTTATTTTAATGATTTAGGCGGTTTTTATTCCGGAAACTTGCGTATTTTCGGAAAAATTGTTGGTGATTATTATGCTGACAGCGTGCAAGACATAGAAAAAGCATTTCCTCATTTAGCGGAAAAAATAGAAAATTGTTTAAATTAGGGAGGGGAAAGACATGAAAGAAAAAACTTATATTTTGCACCTGAAAAACGGTGTTAAAATTGTTACGGAATCCGACGCAATCCAGAACGCGTTGAAACAGGAAAAAAACGGAATAGAACCGCGGTACGCTTTCCGCGATTATAAAACCGGGCAAAACCTCACCGCGCCCGGTTGGCTTGTATGGTCGACATATGCGGACGGTTGCGGGGTTGTTTACCGCCGAAAAGACGGGAAAATGATTCTGACAACTGGTTTTCAGGGTGATTTTTGTTTTATTTAATTTTTTAGCTGGGGATTTTCCCCGGCTTTTTGTGCTGCTGTTGGTTTTTTTGTGGCGGTTCGATTCCGTCCGGTGGCTTTTCCCGTGGCTATATGCTGCACGGGGTCAAAATGATAGTATAGTATACTATCTAAAAAAGCGTGTACTTTTGCACGTTCCGCAGCTGTCAGCGGTAAAAAATGGCGGTTAGTCCGTTTTTATGGCTCCGGACTGATTAAACGCAGAAACATAACGGACGGCATCCCGATAGAATCCCATAGGCACGAGACCGGAAAAGCCTTTTATAATCGTTCCGGCATTGCTGGACTTTGTGCTGTCCAGAAGAAAAACAGAACGCACACGGCACCGGATCCACCGAAAAAGGACCCCAAAAAACAGGGCTAAAAGTCTGCCCGTCCGAACTTGTAAACACTTTTTACAGGTTTTGAAAGTGTACCTTGAAAACATTATAAAAGCATTACAAAACCGCTTAAAATCATAGCTTTTTAGGCTTGTTTGTGGTACGATAAAACAGACTATACAACGCTATAAGTCCGCCAGGATCCAAGGGAAAACTATACCCAGACGGCAGACCACCACGGGAGCAGTCTATCTGGACACGCCTTAAACGCCCGGGATTTTTGCGATCCAGATTTTTCCCGAAATATTTTTAGGGTGACATCTTTTTTGGGCGAATTTTTCTGGGGCAAAAAAATCCCCTAAAAACGCGCCAAATTTCCGGAATTTTGAAAAAATTTTTAAAAAATAACGCTATCTACGGGCGTATACAAAAACGTAGCTACCGCGATCGCGGAGAAAGTGAGGAACTTATGTTAAAACTCAGAAGAAATGAAGATTTTGAAACTGCTAACTATCATGGATTCACTGTAAAAAAAGGATTCTGGTATGGTATCGACATGGAGGATAATACGCCTATTGCTACTTCCGGTTGGGAATGTAACGGTTGTCTTGGTATTTATTTCAAAGAGGGCAACGACTGGAATCTTTACTGGATGGATATTGACGAGACGAATTTTGATCTCGGTGAACTTCCCAAAGTAGATATGACTCAGAAGATGGATTTCTACCAGTGGTTAGAAAAAGAACAAGGGATTGAGTATCACGACTTTGACGAAAATTACGGTCAAGTCGAAGCTGACGAACTGTTGAACGAGTACACGTATTATCTGTATGATGGTTTACCGCAATTTGTACAGAAATATCTTTAATAAATACACCCCACTGACTAATAGCCGGTGGGGGTTTCTTTACACTACTGCAAACACAATCATCCATAAAAGACAAAACATTTTTTCGACCTTATCTTTTTCTTTCATATATCGAAGTCCATTGTAAACGAAAAAAGATACTTTCAATATCATTCTTATAGTCTGTAAAATCATGCTAACTCCTTTTCAAAATTTTCTCCGATCACTTCAAGTATAAATGCTCTGCCAAGCTGAGTGATTCTTCTGTGGTATACTACTCTTCCACTGTCTAAAACTTCCTGTTTGATTTCCTCATATCCAAGATTACTGTACTGAGAATACATAACCCACGTACCGTTTACTTTGTACTGGATTTTCTTTTCAGCAAGGATTTTATTCAGTTCGATAGCACTCTTCAATCCAAGTTCTTTTGCAATCTCCGTCATGGTGTATGTTTTGTTTACGTGCATGAGGATTGCATTTTTCTTTTCTGCTTCAACTCTGGCTTCACGTTCTTCTTTCAGCTTTGTAAGCAGCTCAATACCGAAATCTGGATTGTTGAGAATTTTATCAATGACATTATCCGTTGCATACATTCCGTTCTTTCTGATGGATGGAAGAACTTCGGAAGTAACCCATTCTGTGAACCGTTCAGCAGATTCTTTTCTACTCTGAAAAATAGTTTTATATAAATTGGACTCACTAATATACAAAAGTTTCTGTTCTCCACCAGCTGTAAGGGTAGGAATAGTATTCACACCCTTTTCATTTAATCGTTCTTTTACTTTAGATGGTTGTGTAAGTCCCAATGCCTTGCACACATCAGACAAGCAAAACATTGGATCATCTTCAATCATTGTTACTCTCACCTTTCCAAATTCTTCCGAGTTAAAAATTTTCATTTCGTTCATGATGCTCCTCCTTAAAATAAATTGAAATAAAAAAAATCCGACCCACACACAAAAACTCAAAACTATAAAAGTTTAAAAGTCTCTATGTGTAAGTCGGATGCTTACATTATGTTGCCATGGTTCCAAGATACGATACTTGGTGGCTGTCAACTGCCAAGGTCTTATTAAATTTTGCCCTGCTCCATTGACGTTATTATACCATGGCGTCAGCGGACATGCCATGGTATTCAGGATCTTTTTCTTCCCCGTACACCATAAGCAAACAAACTGTAGATGCCCGATTCTTTTCTAATTCTTCCACCAATCTTTCCAGAGTCATACCATCATTAGTTCTCTGTATATACTTTAGCAATTTATCAATTTCTCTCGTCATTACGATACCCTCCTGATCACATAGTCCATTCTGTCTACAATGTCAAAAATATCATCTCCATAGGTTGCCACGAAGTCGCATATAAACTCTTCCTGTTCTATCGGTATTAGAATACCATACGAAAACATAAAAGCATGGCAAACCTCATGTATCATTACTTTGCGCTTAAATGCCCCTCTAAGCGATTTTGATAGATAGATGCAGTATGTTCCATTATCTGTTACTCCAACGCTTAAAGACCCGTCAGAACGTCTCAGAGAACCATCAGACGATGGCACCTCTACTGTCTGCCACTCTATCCCATTTATTTTGAACCTCATAGTATCACCATCCTTTATTCATGCATTAAAAAACCACCAACCAAATACTGGCTAGTGGTTTCTGTATTTAACTCAATTTTAATTCGTTTTTAACTCGTTCTAACTCTGCTATTTTAAGCAATCATTTAGAATTGACAGCGTGGTATGTGCGTTTATTACATGAGAATAACAATCCTCAATATAAAGCCCATACATCCGATCATAAATAAATAAGGGGTCTCCACAATAAAACCCATAAACTCCATGTTTTTCGAGAGCCTTATAAAGGCTCTTAATTTCTCTAGCAGTCCCGACATAAATGTTGCTCTTCTGATCTTCATAAGTGACCGGATTCTTGTCAATAATTGTATATCTTCTCATTTCCTCTTCCTCTCTTTCGCATTATTTACATAAAACATTTGAATTATAATCACAGAACTGATAGAATAGATTTATCAATCCTTGTGATTGGTAGCTTAAAGCGTTGTTTTCGTTGGTAGCGGTGCAACGCTTTATTTTTTTTGACCTTTTACTTTTTCAATTCCAATTTTAATCAAATCAAGTATTGTATACCCGCTTTTTTCAGAAAAATCCATTATTTCTTTTTTCTCATTTTTTGTAACGCGAATATATATTCTTTCATTTTTGGGATTGTCAAGTTTTGGTCTGCCCTTTGTGGGGGACATATAACCACCTCTTTTCTGTCCGCACATTTAATATATACTGTACGCACAAAAAAGTCAACCCTTTTTCTAAAAAAGCCAGCACCTTTTGGCACTGGCTAGAAAACAATATTTAATTACTGAACCTGAATTTCTTGTTCTTGGAATGTCCGACCGCCTAAGTTAAAGTCACTTCCAACTTGATCATCAACTCTTAATGTTACGCTAGAATCCCAATTTTCCGGTTCAATAATAATTGCGACTTCTATTGTTGTATTTGATTGTATTAATTTAAATCTATTTTCAGTTGCTTCTATTTCTTCTGTTTCATCAGAGTATACTGTGATTTCTACGCCATCCTGAAAAGCCAAGAAACTATATTCTCCATCAAGGTCTGTTTGGTCAACGCTTACATTTGTAAAATTAAAATATACAATTAGATAATCACTATCATTAATTGTTGTTCTTTCAGCCTTTTCAAATTCAAGCTTAGTGTCCCCTGAATCAATATTGATTTTATCAACTTTCTTGTAGTCCATATCTTCGTCTGTTCCATCTGAAAAGTCGCCAGAATTATCTGCCGGATTACCAGTATCAACCATTCCAGAAGTTCCAGTGTCTACCTGGCTATTATCCTCACTTTTAGAATTTCCACATCCCAAAAGAGACACAACCAGCATCCCAACCAACAAGCTACTAATAATTCTTTTTTTCATAATAGTTCCTCCCTCAATAGATAGTTGACAACATTCTACCACAAATCAGGAAATAAAGCCACAAATCACTAGCCAATATTTAGTTATCAATGTACAAGAAAAAGGGGACAAAACGTCCCCCATGAATCAAAGTTTCGTAACAAGCGTTGTCATTTTAGTTTTCAACAACGTTTTTTCTTCCGGTGTCATATCGTGAACCAGTTCCAGAACATCCTCACCAAGTTCTTTCATGTAGGTGTCCAGATCTTTCATTTTGGCTTCTTTATCTTGCTGAGTATTTCCTTTGTGTAGTTCTTTTGTCTCCATATAGGCTTTCCGGTATGCTCCGGCTTTTCCCTCTCTGGAATCACGCATCATGTCAGAATCACCACCGTAAAAGTGTTTTGCGTTTCCCATTTCCAGACCTGCTGGACGTGGATAAGCACCTTTTCCTGAGTAATACATCCGGTCATAGTCCAAATCCATATCCCTGAGATATTCCGGTGACATATCACGATACATTTCCGGTGTCATATGCCAGTACGGATGCTCTTCATATCCTTTGCGGTATGAGCCATGCCCTTTCGGTGCAAATCTACCATTTGCGTATCTGTAATGGTCGTAAAAACGTCTGTCACCGTATCGGTCGAACATGTCAAGCACTTCTTCTGTACCCGACTCTTCCATACTGTTTGTTAAAGTGCGATAGTACATAGCTTCAGCAAGATCTTTGAGCATATCTGTTACTTTTCCCATCTCGTCAGTATCTACGCACTCAATACCTTTTTCAAATTCTTCTTTCGCACACTCTGAGAGTTTTTCAATCATACAATGCATTCTCTTTACATCCATAACTTACTACGCCTCCCTTGTGACTATAATATTTGCGTTTGATACTTCAATAGCCTGTGTACTTGTGTTTTCAACGGCAATATTTACACAACAATGAGCCGGCACATCTACATAAATTCCTGCCGAAACATTGTTAAACTGGTCAACTGCTGCCGGAGTCGAAATCATCTGTGAAGATAAAACAGGTTCGCCACTGATGGCGATAGCCAACGAAATAGCTCCTGCCGTTCCACCAGTAGGTACAGCAATATTAGCAGAAAAATCTACAAAGAATCTTGCTCGACACTGGTTTGTCAGACCACGTAAAGTAATAATTCCAGAACCCTCCCGGTGCTTAATGCAATTAGAACCTGATACTGCTGTTTCGTTAAACATAACATTTCCATTCTGTGCTACTGTTTGCTGCGCTGTGTAAGTAAATTCAGCCATAATATTTTCCCTCCAATCAAAATTCGAGGACAAACCGTTATGATCTGCCCTCTTTGTTTGTAATACTGCTTATGCAGACATAACCTTGTCTAAACCTTGGTTAAGTTACTCAATATTCAGTTTTAACCGTATGAATTTACATTCGGTTTTAGCATCCACAACCTGTGTTGCATCCGCATCCAGCATAACCATAAAGGTTAGATGCAGGATATGCAGGTACAGGTGTTGGTCTTACTGCATCAATAATCTGATTTGTCTGAGCGGTCATGGCAGTAGTCAGAAGTGCGTTCTGTCTATCCTGTGAAGCTGCCCTTCTCAAATCGTTATTTTCTGCCTGTAAAGTAGAAATCTTGTCCTGGCACAAGTAATCAAGAATTGCTCTTGTTCCTGCGTTCTGGCTGTCAATAATATCTCTGGTGTTACTGTTCATTGTGTTCTGCAATGCACAAGTATTCTGAGCCATATTGTAATTTACGCCCTGAATAGCTTCTCTTGTTTCACAGCAGCAATTAGCTAACTGAGCCTGTAAAGCGTTTGTATTCTGCATATTAGCGACTGTATCAGCGTTAATAGCCTGCTGGATGCCGTATCCAGTCTGCATGATGTTTGTGTTGATGCCATTAAATCCAGTAAGCATACTGTTGTTTACGGCATAGAATCCATCACATAGACCGTTTGTAATACCATCCAGTTTTCCTACGATTGCCTGAGTGTCAAACCCTCTCTGAATGTCAGCCTGTGTAGAATATCCCTGTAATGCTCCACCGCCGTTTCCTCCGAAGCCTCCCCAGCCGTTATTTCCCCAGCCAAAAAGGAGTGCAAAGACAACGATGATCCATAACCATCCACCGTCTCCCCATCCAGCGCCATCAGAATATCCTCCGGTTGCCGGCATAACGGGCATTGTAAAAGGTGTGTTTGAGTTAAACATATTAGATTTTCCTCCTTGAAATATATTTTTCATAAAGAGGTACTTAAGTTTCTGCGCGCAAACCTCTAATATGCTACAAACCAAATCTGCTTTTTATCTGATTCATTACTTCGTCAGCATCCAAGCCATTTTCTTTGCAAAGATTTCTCGCCATTTGCTCGATTCCTTGCATATTTCCTTTTTGAGCCATATCCAATGTATTTTTCGCCATTGGATTTTTCATGATTTGATTATTACTAAGCATATTCTGTATAAATTGTTCTGGACCTTTTCCAATAAGCTGCATTATATTCATTCCGCACCATCCTTTTTCGTAACTGAGCCACGACTTTTTGTTGTCGTTTTAGTCATAGACTGCTCCAACTGTTCGATTTTTCCGAATAGTTCATCTATTTTTGTCACAAGTGCCTCTGTAGTCTCGCTGAGTGCGTCTATTTTCGATTTTTCTTCTTCCAGTGGTAAGTTGTTAGCCTTAGTGCCTTTATTGTCTAAAATCGGCTTATACACGGTTGTCTTAATAGTTCCGTCTCCATTCCAACTTTTGGCTAAAATCATAGACATATCTTGCATCGGAAAGAGTGCCGTGGATCCATCCATAGGAACATCATTGGCAACAACTGCTTCTTCTGTCTGAATTACTTTCCCTGGAATACCTGACGGAGCATAATTCTGTTGAACAGGTTGCTGATATTGTTGCATCCTCTGTTGATACTGATATGGATTGTATACAGGATAAGATTGTCCGAACTGGTTTTGAGTACTATAACCCGTATTCTGCAAGTATTGATTCTGATTCATTGGATTCATTTGCATTTTCTTCTTTCACCTCTTCCAGAACTTCTTCCACTGCATGTATCATGGTTGACTGGTAAGATAACGGAACTTTCATCACATCATCTCTTCCAAAAATCTTTTCAAGTATTTCATCCGAAAACATATCATGCCCTCCTTGTACCTAAATTTTGGCAAAAAAAAAGACGCTTCAAACGTCTTAGAAACGACATTTAAGCGACACTCTGATTTTTGCAACTCTTGAAAGTATGATAAACACGGCATTTTCACAAGCTATATGCTATCGGTATGATATATAGTCAGTGAAAAAAATTCTTCAATTGAATTTCAACATTTCCATTGACAATTACAATCTTTTCGACTATACTTTTCAATATTTTATTTTTACGAGTCTTGTCGATGTTCTCCCATATGTCGGCAAGATTTTTTATATTCTCGTAAACAAAACTTTTTTGATTGTCCGAAGATCTCTTCCGTTCTTCTTTGATTTGTTCTTCTAATGCAGAAATGTTTCCTTCAAGATCTTTTATCATTTCAATGACCATATCGTTTCCATCAGCATACAATCCATATAGTCTTTTCAACTTGTTTTTCTCTTTATCAAGTTGTTTTCCCATGATATCAAGTTTATTCTTTTTTTCTTTTGGCTTATGATTTGATAGATTCACTGATATTTTTAGAATTTTATCTTCTACCTGTTTCTCAATGTCTTCTGCCCACTCCAAAGTGTTATTGCAATTTGGGTTATAGTTTGGAATATGCTCTAATCCTTTACTTCGAGAGCAGCAATATATCTTATAGTTTCCATGAGTCCATTTCTGATACCGCATTTTACATCCACATATTCCGCAATAGCATAATCCGGTTAAAAGTTTAGGTTCATTATGTAGATACAATCTCGCATTTCTTCTTGACGCTCTTAGTTTTTGAGCTAACTCAAATTTCTTTTTATCAAATATTGGCTCATGAAGTCCTTGATATACATTTCCTTTGTACGGTATCATACCAATATTTACTACACTAGTTAGAATACTACGTACTGCACCTTCTGTTTTATACCCAAGAGTCCTCATAATTCTTTCATCAGAATATCCATCTATGAACAAATCCAATGCTTTATTTGCTTGTTCTGCCCTCTCCGGAATTGGAATCAATATACCTTTTTCTTTACTGTATTCATAACAGTATGGTGGATTTCCACCGCCTTGCCAATAGCCTTTTTTCACACGCTCCAACATACCACCACGCATACGTAACATCATAGTATTTTTATCAAGTTGTGCAAAAACCGCCATCATCTGAGTATATGCTTGCTCCATAGGGCTATCATAACTAACACTATCGTGTACACACAGGAACTCAACATCATTTGGTTGAAACACTCTTTCTATCAGATATATTCCATCCACCATACTTCGAGACAATCTGTCAAGTTTAAATGCAACAACGCATTTTACTCTTTTCTTCGTACAGTCCGTAACAAGGCTTTGCAATGCCGGTCTGTTCATGTTGGATCCAGTATATCCATCATCTTCATACCAGTCAGATATCAGTAAACCATTTTTTCTGCAATAGTTCTCAATGTCTCTACGTTGGCTGTCTAGTCCATGTCCCTCTTCTGCCTGTTTTTCCGTAGAAACTCTTATATACGCAACACATTCTTTCACTCAATTACCCCCTTTATAGAAGAATGTGCCGTGTTTATCATACATACGGCACATTCTATCATCATTTAATATTTTGGTCAATTACAACACTCAGCAATCATTTCCAGAACTTCGTCCGAAAGTTGAACGTCTTCTATGTTGATCTCCTGACCACCCATTGTTACTTTAACCATCAAAACGCCTCCAACTTCTTAATTTTCAATTTTACTTTTGCTATATGCCTGTCCACAGTTCGCTCAGAAACGTTCATTTTGTCTGCAATTTCAACAATAGTTTTCCCTCGCGAAGCCATTTCAAACACTTTTTCTTCGTCTTCTGTAAAATTGGCGTTTTTTCTAATTGCATCAAGTTCCGGCTTAGTCAACTCCGATAGTCTCATAAGCCATTCTCCTTTTAACTTGTTACATTAATTCTTTTACCTGTTTTGGCCATTTTCCTAAGTCCTGAAATCAAATACCCTGGATGCAAGTCACTGTAGAATCCCATATCTTCAAAAAAGAAATCTTCTACTTCACGTTTCATATTTTTTGCATCTGGATTATTCGGATATTTTTCAAGCATTTTCAAAGCATTGACATAATCAATACAGGCTCTTCTGATAACAGCTATTGACAGTCTTTTGTAACAATCTGAATTATTTACTCTATTTCTTTTCTTCATCAAACATTTCTCTTTTTATATCTATTCCCCACTTTTTCAAACAATCTAATATACCATATTCATCGTATTCCTGACATTCAAACTCTGTTTCGGTACTTTTTGTTCCTTTTTCTCCTTTCATAACCTACAAAAGTACCTTTTCAAGCATTTCAATATCATCTAACAAATTTTTTGCGTTATCAACATTGAAAGTCAATTCTTGCATAAAATTTTCGATACCATCTGGCTTTAATAATTCTCTATTACCAGAAAACAGTGTCATGTTGATTTTATTAATATGCTCTCTAGCTTGCATTATCATTTCCATCAATTCTTTATTCAGAGTAATCATAGTAGGTGCTACACTTGCACATTCCACTGATTCAGTTTTGAAATTATAAGTCTCTTCCATCATTTTTCTACCTCCTTGATTCCAGGTTCTCTTCGTCTGTTACTTCACGGTATGGCTCCGGCAGTGGCATCCAGGCAATAACATCCAAAATATGCCATCCATCCGTAAAATTAATTCCATTCCAAAAAGCTCTACATGGATATACTTTGTCTTGGTAACCACTTCCGTATTTTGTTGTTACCAGATACAATTCAAAAGGCTCTTCCGGCAATCTCTCGCTGCATGGAATCCATTTGCTAGGGACATTTGTGTACTTAGCATCAACAGATTCTACTTCTTCCAAGATGCAAGATATATCATCGTCCAGTGTTCCGTCTTCTCTAGTATGCTTGTCTATTGCTTTTATTACATCCATTTCAAGCAAACATCTATCTTTATTTCTCACTTTTACTCCACCTCCCACAATCTCGATTGCTTTCCCAAATGCTTCAAATCTTCCCTGACTTCTTCCGTCACAAAAGATCTCTTCACCATCACAACATCCGCTCTCGTCGAAATTATCCGATCTGTCCTGTTCTGCTTTCTTCAATTTTCCCAACCGCTCCACAACTTCATCCACATCAAACCCTATCGGTTGCGAATTCACTGCATCAATAATATCTTTCTGTGTATGTCCGATTCCATTTCCAATATCCCACGCTTTTATGTATTCAACTAGCGTTTCCGCATCAATCAGTCTCATATTCTTCGCACACCTCCAATTTCTTCAAATCTTCGATCAACCACGGTTCAGGATCTTCCCATTTGACCATTGGTAGTTTAATATCAAAAATAAAACCAACACTTCCTGTTACTCCACCAATGCTATCATAGTAACATGACTTTTTTATTGGTTTCTCGCTGTAAACAAACAACCCTCCATTCTCATCTCTTGCAATATATACAATTTTTTTTTGATGTAATCCAGAAACAATCTATCTCTCTTGCTAATCACTGGATTTTCAATGTACTCTGATTCCGCCCATTTTCGTGCTGCTCCATCACAATTCCATATTCCGTCAAACATACAGTTTCTACACGGGAATTCGATGCACGCTATTAATTTACCAGTACGTTTTTCAATCGCAATTTGACCCCTATTGCAAGCAATTTCCACAATCTCTTTTGCATACTTCTCTTTATTCTTCATTTTCAGTCCTCCCACTCCAATTTCTGTCCACAGTATGGACAATACTTTGCATTTACACCGGAAATTTCACCACATTCAGGGCATTTGTAATAATTTATATTTCCAACCGATAAAACCTTTACTTTTTCCGGTATCTGCTTTTTCAATGCTTCCTTTTCTGTCACGTTATTCCTCGCTTTCTATCAGTGCATTTATCACTCAACCACCTCACTTCTTATGGCTTCGCAACGGACTGTTTTCAACTCTTCCGCTCGCCCGTGCGACATGAATCTTCCGTCTATCCATAGCATCTCTGTATTCTCTTTTCTTCTCGTTCTCCGCTTTTCTATTAGCTTTGAACATCCTGTACTTTTCACATTGATCGTGACATCCTACGTATCTGTCTCCACAATCTTTACAAGTGCATTTATCCATCGTCTCACCTCAGTATTGTATAAATTCCGACAATTCCATTTGACCTTTAACATTCTGGTCTTCCATCCACCAGGAAAACACTTCTTCTCCACACTCCCATTGACATGATAGTTTTCTCCTTTTTCGTTCTTCTATCATTCTGTCAAATGTTCGAATATATAGTTCTCTGTACTTAGGAAAATCCGCAAACTCTTTATACCGCCTTTTCCCAGCTATCGGACAACCGATGCAACCAACTCGATCATATCCGCATTGATATAATTTGCACGTTTCAATCTTCTCCGAATTTATAAATTCCCATATATCAGAATGTTTCCAGTCAATAATTGGATTGACAACCATCTTGTGATTTTTCATGCAAAATTCATTCATTCGTCTTTTCGCATCGTTATCATTCATAAGCATAATTGTTGAAAAATTCACTGCTTCATTTTTCGTATGCCCAATTCTTTCATACTCTCCACGAGAATTTCTTGCAGCGCTTTCATCCCATCTGACACCAGTCGCAACGAATCTGTTGCCCCCCCCCCTCGTTCTTTTAATATTTCGCAACAATATCTTACTTTTCTGGTTGGTGGCATTAATTTACGTGGAATCAATTTCCACATACTCATAAATTCTCCGTTCACATACGGATATTCAATTTTGCATTCAATACCATCATCTTCACATTTTTTGAATACTTTTCTTATATGCCATACTGTCTGTGGTGCATCAGCCGTTGTATGATTATTCAAAACTTCAAACGGAACACCTGAACGTTTAAATAATTCCAACATTACATCAGAATCTTTACCGCCAGAATAAGTGCATATCAATGGTTTCCCATAATGGTGCAAACTCATTTCCGATGCAGTTTTAATCCTCTGTATTGCTTTTTGCTCAAGATCCATATCACACCTCTTTTCCAACGCTTTTACAAAAGTCTAAATAATCGTCAACAGCGTTTTCAAATTCACTCATGAGAACCCAACAATTTTTGGCTTCATAATTCACCAAATCTTTTGTGTTTTTGATCTTTCCGTAATAGCATCTATCGTCAAAACTAAATTCTATTGTTCCTGTATAGCCCCGGTATGGAGCGAAATATCCAATAAGCATTTCGCACTCCCTCTCAAACACTTTCCTGAAAATCTCTGTAGTACCTTGCTTTATCCCTGTAACAAATCATCTCTTGAAAATTACTCCCGAATTTCAACTTCGATAAATCATAATCCGTCATATCCGCCAACTCTTCATACCGGATACAGCCATTTCGTATAAGACAATTATGTACACTCACTGGAATGTTCGGGATTGCTTCTTTCAAGTTGTCAATTTTCATAATCTCACTTCCTTAACCCAGATTTCACATTTTCAAGTTTCTCTGCAATATCACAAGACATTTCAGATGCCTCTGTAGTGTCCGTATTGTGCCCTGTTTTCGATTTTCTACCGTCATCCATACAAACTATAGTCTTTTCGTTTTTAAGACGTAATAAAGCCGAATACGAGGTTTTATTCACATCCTCAATTCTGTGTTGGATATTAGATGGCATTTTGTCGAAATCTTTCTGCTTTTCTGCAAGTGCTCTGTATACTCTTCCGAACTGTGCCGAAACAACTCCCTCGTTGTAATCTTGATCCAGTGCCCATACTCGCAACTGAGATGGCGAACCAACCGCTTTCTGGATAATTGGTGGAAACTTCTCAAATTCTTCCACTGAGTAATAACCGCATCTGCTAAGAGAACTTCTTACGATCGCCCAAGCTTCTGTTTCCGAAAGTAGTTCTGGCTGAGTAACGACTTGAATTTTCTCAATCAGTTGTCCAGGTGTCGGAGCAAATCCACTTGTACTTGTTTTCAAATACATCTTCAATGCAACGCTAACTTGTTCGTATGTGTACTCTGACATAGCATCTGCCCAAGTAGCTGCTGCCAGTTCTGTATCAATTGGCTTATAGTTTGGATAAGTCACCATGAATACCGCTATCAACTTTCTTGCATCTTTAATTGTCATTTTCCGCATCCCTCCTTATCTGCTCCATAAGGTTGTCAAATTGTTCTTCTCTCGAATCTTTTTTGGAATAAGAGTACCCAGATTCGTTTTCATAATTTTTATTGTCATAATTCCCATCAAATACTTTTTGAAAATTATTTTCCGAAACAAACCAGTCGAAAGTAATCATCCAACCCTTATTTGTTTTTCCTTGCAAGAAATCACTGTTCTTAATTTTCTCTATAGCAAACAGAATATCTTCCAAGCCATTTTCTCTTAATCTGGCTACTGCACTTTTATATCTCTTCGAAGTACTTGAAATTTTAGAGACTGGTTTTATACCGTACTTTTCCAGTTCGTTCCACGCTTCAACAACTCGTCGGACATTCTGTGTCTGACAAACTGTATTGTTAGATACAGTTAAAGTAATCTCTTCTTTCATTCTTTCATTCTTTACTTCTTTACATTCTTTACATTCTTTTATTCTTATATTCTTGTTTTGTGTACCGACCGTGGTATCGACCCCTGTACCGACCCCTGTATCGACCGTTGGTTCAACGGGTGGTTCGACTGTTGTACCGACCGTGGTATCGACCCCTGTATCGACCCCTGTATCATTGACTGAATCGCCATGTTGAAAATCACCATATTTTTCAATGGTTATAAGCGTTCCAAAGGGTGTCCGAGTTGTTGTTATCATTTGTTCACTCTCTAACAAATTTAAGTACCGAGTTGTTTTGCCTTTGCTCCACTTCCAACGTTGCGAAAGTTTCAAAATGCTGGTCATAAATTCTCCCCTTTTAATAAGGTAAGTTTTGTTATTTATAATCAGTTTTTTCTCTTTGTGAGTAGCAGATAACAATAAATCAATCCATGCACTCCGGCTGTCAAATGGCTCATTTTTTTCCCAGATACAACATTCCTGAACCTGCCTGTAAATCTTGATCCATCCGCTTTTCACTCAAATACCCCCAGTTCTTTTATGGTGTCCACACAAACACCGAATCTATTTAAGACTTGATTTCCACCTTTGGGCGGTCTGTCATAGGCACAGTCTTTGTATGGACAGATAAAGCAGTTCGGGTACTGGCAGTATGTAGGTTTGGCATTTCTTTTTTCCATGTTTTTCCCCGCTTTCTGCTAATTCTAATTCGGGTACAGTGCTTTTAAAGAAAGCTTAATCACAAAATCCATTGATTCCTGTTTTGTAAATCCAGCTTTCTCAAGATCACTCCGAATTTCATACATTGCTTTTGCAAAATCTTTTGGCTCTTCTTTTTTTGGCTCTTCTTTTTCCTTATCACCAAATATGGTCTTATACGCTGCTCTAATTTCCTCGTCAGACATTTTATATGTTCCATCCGGATATTTTGTTTTGAAATGTACACCTTTTCCACAACGGCATTTACTTCCTCCTAAGTCGCAATCACAACACATTTTTGAAGAATCACTGCAATATTTGTAAAGTTTATCTCTCATTTCCTTTACACTGATTCCGTAGCTAACCCCCATCAATCTTTCAAATGCCAGTTTCGCTCCGATGTTAAAATCAAATTCATCATCTGGGTGACACTTTGCAACAGCCTTTTCCCCGGTCACTTTATCAAAAGCAATCACTTGATTTCCTATCATGTAAATGACAATGGTATTGGAAACTTTTTCTACTTCTTCTTTGCGGACACTCCATGAAGCATCATATTTTTTGTCGTAAATAATATATCCAAAAGGGGTAATATTTCTAACCTTGCAAATTTTACCCATAAGGTGATCCATCTTACCTTCCGTATTCCATCTGATTGGTCGTTTCTTAAACTTCTTTACTCTTACATAATCTCCAACTTTAAATTTGCTCATAAAGCACCTCTTTCCATAAATTAATCAATTAAAAAGGAAGTTCCTCGTCGATATTGTCCGGGATATCCATGAAACCATCACTGTCAGTCATTGCAACAGGTGGTTCCTGTGTATTTGCACTCTGCTGATTTGAATTTTTGCTTTCAGAAAACTCAAATTCTCTCATAATGAACTGGACTGTATTTACTTTTGTACCATCCTTCTTTGTGTACTGGTTTTGATTTGCTTCACACTCTGCCAGAATCTTAGTGCCTTTTCTCAAATATTTTTCGACTGTTTCAGCAACTTTGCCAAATGCAACCATATTAAAGAAGTTGGCTTTTTTGTTCTTACCAAATCCAGAATCAACAGCTAAACTGAAATTAGCGATTGCCATTTGACCGTTTGCACCGTTACTGTATCTCACTTCCGGATCTCTGGTAATGCGCCCCATAAAAATAACTTTATTCATCGTTGCCACCATCCTCTGGAATATTCATAAACGGTTGCTCCGGAATTTCTACGTTCGCAACGTATATGCGCTCAATACTGTTTGGCATTATGTTGAACGTAACCTCAGAATCAAACAAAACACTCTTAAATCTCAGTGCTCCGTTTCTTCCGAAACCAAGAAATGTTCCGGTAAAGCATTTTCCGATAGCTTCAAAAACTACCGTATCTCCCTCTTTAATTACCTGGTTATCCGTTGCCATAGCGGATATTGTTGTTTCTTTTTTAATCTGCATTTTCTACCTCCTCAATTTCTATAATGATCCGTGGATTTTGTCTATCTATATATGTGTGAAATACACTATCTATTACATGCTTCCATCCGTCAGAAGATATGACTTTTTCTTGTTGAAGAGCATCTAAAAAACTTTTTTCAATGCTAGAATACAAATTGCTCCTATCATGTTTCATATCTTTTGCGTAAATGTAATATGTACACCTGATAGGTCTTACAATTTTTAATCCTTTCACACATTTCTGTATTGCTATCCGACAACACTTATCATTATTTGATTTCACCGGATTTCTATACCTTTTTGTGCGGTAGTCATATATCTTTCCGTCCAAAAGTTCATTCAGTCCTTTTATTGGGAATCTACCGCACTTATTCGGTATTTCTACTGTATATTTAATAGCAGCCACCTCCGTTAATCTGGAATATAATCTTCCTCTTTAGCTTCAATAACTTGTCCATTCTTCATGGTGTACCACGTATTATCTTTGATTTTTTCTCCGTCAACTCTGACCATCATAGAGCCTTTAAATGTCCATGATTTTTCTCCCAAGTAGTAGCCATCATTCTTTTCCCATTCAGCAAATACCAAGGTAGCACCAATTACACCTTTTGCCCTAGATTCATGCCCCCAAGCAACAGCAACACTATTTTCGTGATCTGCAATAGTAGATCCGCGATAACCAGTATTGGAAGACGCTCCACAGTTACCTGTGTTGGAAGATGCTCCATAGTCACCTGTATTGGAAGACGCTCCACAGTAACCTGTATTGAAAGACGCTCCCCTGTAACCTGTATTGGAAGACGCTCCCCTGTTACCTGTATTGGAAGATACTCCACTGTCACCTGTATTGGAAGATGCTCCACAGTTACCTGTATTGGAAGACGCTCCACAGTAACCTGCGTTGGAAGATGCTCCACTGTAACCTGTATTGGAAGACGCTCCCCTGTAACCTGTATTGGAAGATGCTCCACAGTCACCTGTATTGGAAGACGCTCCCCAGTCACCTGTATTGGAAGACGCTCCCCTGTAACCTGTATTGAAAGACGCTCCCATGTCACCTGTATTGGAAGACGCTCCCCAGTTACCTGTATTGTGTTTTTCTCCTGAATCTTTTGCTCTTTCCGTGGTATATTCAATAGCAGCTTTTACTAAACCAGCTATTGAAATTTCTGCACCGATTTTAATTTTGGTCGATGCTAATTTTGAATCATCATTTCTCTTTGAAATTTCACCGCTTTGTTCAACTTCATGAAATACGCTTTGATTTGGTGAGAAGTAATTAAAACAATCCAAAGGATATTCACATGCATGAAATCCATAATTGCAACAACTGGCTGAGTCAGTCTCATACTCTTTTCCTTCCTCGTACTGAAATCCACCACAGCAAGTCATATCCGTATTGAATCCCTTGTAAGATTTTATAATTTCTTCCATATTTCCCCCTATTCTTCAACAATAGTAGCTTCAACATCTATTGAATTGCTATCATCATCCTTAAGCAAATCATTCAGATTTGTCTGCTTTTCTGGTTGTTGATTAAAATCATTATCAAGCATCTCTTCTTTTGTATAAAATCCGCTCGTAAGTTCCGGGCAATTAAGATTTGCAAAAAAACTAGCCGAACGATATCTGAGCATTAATGCTGGAAGTGTTTTCCACTTACTACCATTCTTCTTTGTCCATCCTTCTGCTTCTGCCATATCCATAGTTACTTTAATGCCGTCTACACGGCGACCATCTTTAGTTGTCCAACATCTACAAGAATATGGTTTTCCAGACTTTTCTTCTTCCTCAAATTGCAACTCCATATCGTACTTCCCAGATGCATTAATCATGGCGATCAAAAAACTGGATTTCCATGATATTTTTCCCTGAATCATGTACATATTCTGCATGACTGTGAACGGGTCAATATTCATTTTCTGAGCCTGAGAAATGGCTACCATGCAGTTAGCTTCGTTCCTCTGGAAATGTTGGGGAACGATTGTTGATTGACTGAGAGCCTGAGCCATTTTCCTTGCCATAGTAAAGCTATCAGAACTTCCATAGATACTATGCTCAAAATCAGCTACCATGTTCACGTGTTCCGATTTTGTAGCAACCTCTTTTTTTTCTTCCTGAATAACGGGTTTATTTTCTTCCATTTACTTTACCTCTTTCTTTTTAACCGCTTTGCATATTTTTCCGGTAGACAAACAATTTAAGATAAATTGCAATTGAAGATTTTTTATAAAAGCTATATTTTTTGTTAGTCCATAAAACATAACCACATCTTGTTTTAACAACTCGTCAATATTTTTTATTGGATCTCCAACTTCATATTTTCTTCTCGACTTCAAATATTCTTCATAATTTGACCGTTTTTCACAGCATTTACATTCTCTGCATGACCGACGATTGGGGTAATGCCGTGAGATATATTCAAATGCGTTATTGCAGTTAGCGCATGGATTTTTATTCATTCATCCACCTCACAATCTACATAGCCATATGCCTTTTTCATCCAGTCCGGTAAGCCAAGACTGCTTATCTGAACCTCGTCACGGAATCCCATGTAACCACACCAATCATCTTTAGAAAGACACTCTTTGTACATTTCCAGAAGTGCCAAACGTGTATCAGCCCCAGACTGCATAAAATATTCATCTGACTGTAATACATTGCACAAATACGGTGGGGTCTTCTCCTGAGCAACAAAAACAAAAATGTAATCGTCTCCTGTCACCGCTTTCATACCGTTACAGTAGTGTGCTGCCTGAATGTCATAGTTAAGACGTACAGCATCTCTCATAAACTTCTGAGTGTCAGCCGACTGGCAAGTCTTTAAATCAACTATAATAGGTTGCTTTCCGACACTTCCGTAACTATCCGGTCTGCACTTGCAATACAGATCTGTTGCTTCATCATTCCAGAAGAAACTCTCTTCGTGGAATCCATATATAAGTTTTTTTACGTAAGGTGTGGCGTACAATGCATTCCTCATATCATCCAAAACCTGTAATGTGTCCTGTGTGATAATCTCCAGTCCGTCACTTTCAGCAACAAACTCAGCCCACTCTTCTTTTCCGGCTTTTGTTCTGCGGTCAATGTTCGGTGCCACAGCAAATTCATTGTAGAAATCCGATGGTTCTAAGCAGTACTTATGGTATGCTCTTCCAAACTGTAAAGCCGGTGTATCTTTGCTCTCTGGATGGTCATAGTAGTATTTATAATGAGCCATACTCTGTGCCATCCTCTTAATATCGGTAGAAGAAATTCCGGCTCTTAAACGATATTCTTCATTACTAATCTTTAATCCATGCATATTCCCCTCCGTAAATCTTCCAGGCATCTATCGCAAATCCAATCATCATCAACACAAACCGCTGATTCCTGTTGGATTGGCTCGTTGCAGTACGCACAAACCGGAAGATTCTTTAATCTATCTTCCATTTCCGCATCATATCTGTCGAAGTCCCTATGCGGATTGTCCGTCAGAATCATCAGATTTACGCTCCCTTCTTCTTTTGGCTACATCCAAAATCTTTTCCAAATACTCAACACAAGAATTGTAAACAATGTCACTACACTCCTTGTTCAGTGAGAAGTAATAAGAATTGTCGGCTCTCGCACCGAAATCCTGTCCGTGTTCTTTTACATATACAAGAAGATAGTTTCCGTCTCCCTCTATCGAAAAGCAAACATACGGAAATCCTTTCTCACAATTAGATACTGCGGAAATTTCCATAGCAAGCTTCATAATTTCTTCTGCTTTTTCATAATCAAATAACATATCTTTACTCCTTTCAATTCTTAACAAAATAGGTGTACCAGTAAGCACATTGCCATCAATGCAACAAAGAAGAATGTTGCAAACAGAAACGTTAAAACAAGGCATCCTATCTGATTCAATACTCTATTTTTCATTGTTTCTCCATCCGCTTGCCAATGCTGCGACTACGATAGCAAGCAATTCTACTCCGATAGTTGTAAGAACTCCCATCCAAAATGGATTTACGTACATTTCACATACCTCCTATTCTCATTTGTGCATTGCATTCATTAATCTGTTCTTCCAGATATCGAGGAAGTTCGTAGCAATCAATGAAATCATGCACATCTGCCAGATATTTCCTCTTGATACTTTTATAGGAAGATACCAGTCCGTACTCCCGTTTGATCTGCGTGTAAATATCAGAAAATACCTGTCCTCTAACGCTACTGTCCTTGTATGCTTCGCTATCTTTGCCACCAAGGACGTTTACCACTCTCCGCTTTACGTGCTTAGAAACTTCTTCGATTTCACATCCGTAAAGTGGCATATCGTTTTCCAGACTGTAAACTTTCCCCTCGACATTCTCTATGCGCTCATTCATTTCTGTATAGCCTTGCGCCAACAGTTGAATTTGACCGCTTGTTGTTGCCGGAACTTGATAACCGCCAGTCTTTCTAATTGTCGGCAACACTTCACTTGTTACCCAGTGTTTAAATCTCTTGGCTGACTCCAATTTGCTTCCAAAAGTCAATGCATATACACCAGACTCGTTAATTATCCATACCTCCTGATTTCTTCCTGTTGAATCGTTGACGGGATGTTTCATCCTATCATCTTCATCGACATGTCTTGAGATAGCCTTGTGAGGTTCGTTATATTCAAGTGCTTCTGCTACATCTTTACCAACAAACCACGGTTCATTATCAATAGTTACTGTTCGGATTTCTCCAAACTCTTCAGAATTAAAAATCTGTAAATCGTTCATGGTACTCCTTTCTACATTCCAGCACCCCTAAATATAACTACCATCGAAGGAAATGGGGCTACGTTTTTACTATTCCCAAACTTCAAACGTCCCCTCAAGAATCTGATTTCTGAACGATGCTGGATATAGTCATGAAAATATCTTGTGTCTGTTCTTGCTGGTATCAACATAACAACAATCGTGTTATCTTTCGTGCCTTCTCTGTATGCCTTTTTAACCCAGTCTGTAATTTCTCTACCATACGGAGGATTGCAAAACACGCGATACCCCTCCCAGTCCTTTGAAAGACCATCGTCTTCCTTCGTGAAATACTTTTCACACTTGTGATTCTGTTTGTCAGCGCAAGGATCAAGGTTGAAATGAAATTCCTGATCAAGTTCTTTGAAGAAGTCATCAGGTGTTGACCACTGATCCGTCTTGCTACTGTACATAACATTGATATTTGCCATTTCCCCTCCTAATTACTAACAAGTTCTGATACCGTGATTCCTGTTTCTTTTTCGATTTTTTCAAGAGTATCTAATGATGGCTTACTCCCTTTTTCCCATCTTCCGATTGTACCGTTTCCGATATTGCACTTCTTTTCAAATGCAGCTATTGAAAGATGGTTTTCTTCACAATATTTCATGATTTTTTTATAAATCATTTCGGCCTCTCCTTTCTCTATTATTTAGAGAAAAGTCTATTGACAATTATTAGATATTAGTCTAAAATACGAATTGCTCAAAAACATATTTCAGAGGGTTTTCTATATATTTTTTAGGCTTTTCTCTAACTTGTAGCTTAATTATATAGAGTATCCTCTAATTTGTAAACCAATTTTTAGGCTTTTCTCTAAAAATTTAGGAGGTACTTTATGAACGCCGTGGAACGCGTAAAAGCGATATGTAAAGAACGTAAGATTAGAATTTCAAAATTAGAAAGTGATTTAGGATTTGGAAATGCTTATATATCAGGATTAAAAAAAGGAGTTTTCCCAAATGATAGATTAGAACAAATAGCAAATTATTTAGATGTATCTATGCATTATCTTTCTACCGGTGAAGAGGAAATTCCAGTCACAGAACAGGCAGATCTATGGATAGCAATAAGAAAAGATAAGAAGCTGTTAGAAGCATTAGAAAAATATATGAGCCTATCGGACAAAAAGAAAAAGCACGTCATTGATACGATAGACGTGCTTAGTGAGGTGTAAATTATGCATAAAGAAATTATCAAATGTAATGGTATGTCTGAAGAACAAATTAATAATAAGATTGCTGAGTATGTAAAACTCGGATGGGAATTTGTTGGAATATCAGAGGACTTCCCTCCTAATTATTCTTGGATCCATCTTCATTGGAACTCAGAGGAACCACCGATTTATCCCGACATAGCACCCAACAATTAATGCCGTCATTTTCTGGTGAAAAAAGGACAAAGTAATTTCTATTTAATAGATTTTCTTTGGCTTTTTCTGTTTTAGCAACAGCAATGCATTGAACACAACCAGATTGATTAAAGTCGTAAGTTATTGAATCATAAGCCTTATTATTCATTGCAATCCTCCCGTATTATATCCTCAGTAATCTTGAAAATGTAAATAAGAATGTCTTTACGATTTACACTCTTAACCATTTCAACGATTTTGTTTCTGTACTCTTCTTTTTCGTCCACAAGAACCCCTCCCGAAAATCCGCACAACTTGATAGCGATAAAGTAATTATAGAACATTTGTTCGCTTATATCAAGAATTGACATAAGATTATCAGTAGTATAGTATAGAATGTTAGTATGAGGGACGGAAGAAACGCCAATAACTACCGCCCCTCGCCAGAACTTGATATCCTCAACTGAGGACATCTATATTTTAGTACAGAAATCATGTTTAGAAAAGGAAATTATATCGACAAAATATACATTATTAAGGCTTAAATCTGTATTTTGGCTTTTCTTCTTTGAAGAGCCAGTATCTAATATAATCATCTAATACAATTCCTATTAAAGAAAGAAAATACCATATAGCGCAAAACGGCAAGCATATCTGACCAAGTATATTTAATGGCATATTGCTATAGTCCCAGACGTGCCATCCTAAAATAATATTCACGATAAATCCGGTGATAAATTCCAGGCACGTTATAATAAGCGCACCGATCGCCATCTGTTTCCAGATCAGCATATCCCACTCTATATACTCGTTAATGCACCCTATAAGCCAGAAAGAAAGTCCACCCACAAGAAACATCGTCCAGTGCGTATAACCTCTGTATATGACCTCAATAGACGTGTAGAGAAAGCCACCAATAGCAATAAGAATCAGTGGCTTTAAAACCCTACGCACGTGCTCTGGCAGCATAAATATCTGCCAATACTTCTGACTGGTACTCAGTAGGAATATACATACCGTATGTCACGGATTCCACACTTTCTTTATCAGTCATGCTATTGATGTAAATTCTAAGGTCATGGAAGTATGTAACCTGAGTTGTTACAAACTCCAATGCTTTAGCGGTAATCAATGCCATGTCTGCGTTACTGTAATACTTACAGTGTTCAGAGTTATCAGAAGTATGCCATGGTATCTTTTCCTGTCCGTTCAGAACCAGTGTCTGCAATCCTAAGAGTGAGGTCTGGTCTTGATCTTTCAAATCAAATCTTTCAACCGTTCCGTCTGTCAACATAACGTCAACGCCACTCTGAATCACTTGTTGCTGTTCACCGTTCATTTCCATGGTTTTCCAGTCTTTAAGTTCTTCAAGAGTAGGTTCTGGATCCGGCTCTGGTTCAGGAATCGGTTCTGGTTCTGGCATTTCTGGAATTGTAGGTTCGATGTATTCATATTCTTCACCCGGAATTTCTGTATATACGGAACCATCATTTGAATAGTGTACAGACTTAGCGTCTTTCTGGTAGACAGTTGTAAAACTATGGTAAGTATCACCGCCAATATCGTTCTTGCAATCTCTATCAAGGAAAAGGTCAAATCCATCAGTTTTCACTACTGCTTTCTTTTCAAATTCAACAGATACTATATTCCCACAAGGCAATACAGAAGCCTTGTAGACCTCTGCATCACCAACATATCTTAAATACGCCATACGTCCTCCTATCTGGTTTCAAACGCTTCAATGCGTAATGCCTGACCGACTGTTCCAAGCGTTGATACTCCGTCAGCCTTTGTCCACGGTGTCCATCCGTAGTCCTGAATGTGTGCACGGTATTCAAAATCGCCCTCAAAGCACAGACATTCAATCCGCTTGCTTTCTCCGGTTGTGCCAATGATGGTATCGGCAGTAACTACACCATAATCAACCCATCCGTCTGACTGCATATGTGCTTTCGCTTTGATGGTGTTTCCGCACGGGTCAATCTGCAATGCTTCCATCCGATAACTCTTTCCAGTCGTACCTACTACACATCCATCCGGTACCCAGTCTTGCCATCCAACTTTCTGCACATGACCACGCACAACAAGTTTAGGTTTTTTGATTTCCACTGCTTCAATCTGTTTAGATTCTCCGGTCACACCAACAAGATCACCAGAGAATCCCCACTTGCTCCATCCGTAGCTTTTCTGATGCACTCTATATGCCAGTTTTGATGCACAGATCAGCTTTAATGCTTCAAGCCGTCTGCCCTCTCCAACTGTTCCAATGACCGTATTTTCATTCACGTTTTCGAATAGCTTGTCACCTATGCCACGCATATGTACCAGTACATCCAGTTTTTCTGCAAACTTGATTTTCAGTGCTTCAAGTCTACGGCTCTGTCCGGTACTTCCTGCCATCTGTCCGTCACATTTCCAAGGCAACCATCCGGCTTTCCTAGCGTGCACCTGATAGGAAATCTTACCCTGTGTATCAGTCATATCCTGCATTGTTCCGGTGCTATCATTTACAGTACCATCAGCATCTTTCTTAGTGCTACCACCCCTGATTTCTGCCGGAAAGTCTCTGTATACCTCATTTACATCAACACGACCATTAATGCCAGGAACAGAGCCATCACTGGAATACTGCCAAATATCATACGTTCCAGAAATTCCAACAGGCTTCTGAGTGTTGTACCGTGCCACCCATTTTGTAAATCTGTCCAACTTATTGCCGATGTACTTCTGCCACCATGACTGCCCGGCATATATTCCGCACATATAGCCGTTACTTTCGATAATGTCACCAAACACAAGAGCGTTCTGAACTGCCACGGACTCCGTTCCCTTTTCCTCAAGGTCATAGTATACAGGGTAACTCATTACATCCTTGTAAGGTGCAACAAGTCTTAGAACGTGTTCTGCTTCACTCTTCGCCTGTGCCGTGGTCTTGGCATAGCTATACAGATACACACCCCAAGGGATTCCCAACCTTGTACACTCGTCAGCGTTGCGCTTATACTGCTTATCATCCTGTGATGCAATATTATCTCCATATCCGCATCTTAAGATAGCACCCTGAACACCGGATGCTTTCACCTTTTCCCAGTCGATTGTTCCGTTATGGTAACTTACATCAATCAGCAATTTACTCAAGCCATCCACCTTCTTTCAGATCTGCTTTCTTCTGTTCGATCTCTGCTTTGTGTTCTTCTTCAAATTTCTGCATTTTTTCAACGGTCATTTCTTCCAGTTTTGCAATTTCTTCTACTGGATAGCCATAAGCAAATGTTTTCACAATTTCTTTGATTCTTTGTTCTGTCATTTTCTATCCCTCCTATACATATCCAATAATTCTGCGTGGACAACAAGCACCTGAATACGGAGAAGAAGACGTATTCATGGTTGACCAATAACCACCAGAATTTAATTTTAAAGACGTTCCAGATGGTGCACTTGTGGTTCTTCTCATTGACAAGCCTTTTCCATTGATTCCATCCAATGTAGCACCATTTCCAATCGGTATTCTTCCGGTCGATTTTACAGTATTGTTTCCATTTTCCACTTCGTAAATTATTTCATAATACTTAAAAAATTTGACATTTTTATTAAGTGTCAAAGTAGGGTCATTAAACGCTCCTGTTCCAGTCCATAATACATGTGGCTCACTTTTGCTAAACCGATCCCATCCTTGCCACTTAGAATTAACATACACATTTGTCCACATTGCATATTGACTATCTGTTGACCATCCTGTGATTCTGACCATCACCCAATTAGAAGTAATCTGACATACCTCACGGATTCCCCATTGACAATCTGTTGGCATATTTGTTGCACTTTTTGCTCTGTCAACATATCTTGGTTTATTTACGTCTGCATATGGGTTCGTAAGGTCAACTTGTAACGCATTACCTATTGTGCCATTAAATCTCACAGACGCAAAATCGAATCCCTGTGCCTGTTCTGCCCATGCTGTCCATGCATTGTTGGCATAGGTTCTGGTAGCAATAACAGATGGGTAATTCTCGCCATTATAAAAAATTGCTGTCTGAGAAAATCCTGCATAACAAATTACGTGTGCATGCATTCCCATAGGGTACGGTGGTGCATTGGTACATTTTGCTAACTCACATAAAAATGTACCTGTTGGCATATTGTTCATGTCACCAGAATAACCTCTTAATGGAATCATCGGAGTATAGTCTGCCAATCCTTTTACTGCTAAAGCGGATGCTATTTTTCCAGAAGCAGTATTTGCCAACACGTCTGCCGTAGAGTCGATAATATCCGACTTGTCAGCGGATTCATTGACTGCCGTATTAGTTTCGTTGACTTGTGCTGCACCGAAATTACTTCCAACCTGATCGTATTCGGTCACATCTTCAAACGATACGGTAGCATCGTCATTCATAATCATCTTGTATTTTCTTTTTGGATTGACTTCATTAAGAACATCATCCTGAAAATTAGTAGGCAATGTTTGTTTCGCCATTAAATACGTACCTCTCTTCCTGCTCCCAGTCTGAAAGCTAATCTCCGTAAACCGATTTCCTGTCTACCAAGCATATTGTAAATATCAAGCGTAGCGGACTCGATTCTGTTTAGTTCTGCATAAGCAATAAAAACGCCATTATCATAAAAGGTTTGTTTTGTTCCATAGTCTTTCAGATATGCGTTGTTATTAATCGTTTCCAAATTCTGTTCTATGGTGTTGAACTTCGATGCATCAAACAACTCAGCATAGGAAGTCATATCGTCACCCATATCCTGTATTTCAAACGGCTTCACAAGTTTGACCGCTCGTTCTCTCAGATAAGCAATGTTATTTTTTATCCGGTTGTAATCTGAGAAATTAAACGTGTCTTGAGAAGTCCAATCTGTTTTAGGTTCTATCCAACTCATTCAAGTTCCACCGCCCTTGCTTTGATTTTCCCACTCCATGCACCATCAAAAGAAATGTCATTTTCGTATGCTCTGATAGTTCTGGTTTTTCCATCTTTGGTCTGGAAATAGAAAAGGTCGTTAGCATCAGTTCTTGGGTCTCCACGCCAAGCAAATTGATATTCCACACGACCTAAATAATAAGAAGATAACCACTCTTCCATATCCTGTGCCTGTTCAACCGTACTGATTAATGGATTGTCCCATTCGATATCAGAACCATTATCATTGTGCTGTACAGAATACTTATTGGTTTTCAGAATGTATTCTTTTCCAAGAACCTTTAAGTCTATTTTTGTTGTAGTAGTTACATTTTTAAACTGAATTGTTACATAGTAATTGCTACTTGCTACAATCGTTCCTGTTATAGACGTTGTGCCACCACCATTAAGTGTAATCTGTGTACTGAAATCATATGCCGGGTCTGAAAGATATACCGTATGCATCGTGTTTGTTGGAGATATAGTAAGTGTCTCCGAAACCACTTCTGATGTAACAGTCGGCTTGCTATACAGGTTTCTAATAATCGTCATGTTCCGTAATTTGTCTTGCATCAGAACCGTAGGAGAATCCGTAAGATAGTCACGAGTAATCGTGTAGTCCGTTGATTTTCCTACTGAAATTTTATCAATGAACACTCTACTATTCGGATAGCCTTTTGTGATTTCAATTTCCATTCGGTCAAATGTATCAAACCGATCACCAGTCTCATAAACCAGAGAATCTACTGATTCAACCATTTCCACTATCTTTGAATCCTGATAGTATGTGGTGATTTTAATTTCTTCTGGATGTGTCTGATGGAACTCTATACGCAATCCGTAAATTGTATATCCAGTTTCCAGAGATAAGATTACTTTCGGATTGTTTGCAAAATTTCCATTCGCATCCGAAATCTCCGAACTGGCATATCCTGTATTTGAAACATATCCACCTGACTTTGGTAGAAACAAAATGCTACCATCAACCACTGAGAAGTCCATACTTGCATCTGCGTATGATACCTTTTTAGTATCAAGCATTACATTGCCAACCTTACTGTAATCAGCTTCACCATTTGAGGTTGCCGTAATGTCTGGCACGAAAGATGATTGAATATGTATTCTACCGTCTCTATCATCGTATAGAGCGCATCTTCCGGCATTAGCTATAATCTGTAAGGCTTCACTGTGTTTGACGGCTGGAACAGGGTTATACACGGTCACAGACCTAAGATATGGATCCAGATAATATTGATCTTCACTATATCCGGCATCTTGTAATACATCTACTGCCAAATCATACAGAGAAATACCTTTTTCACGATATAAACCGTTATAGTAAATGCCCTCCATTGATGCAAATAAATCTGTGCATACAAACTGTGCCTGACTATCATTAGCATTCCATTCTTTCAAATATGAAAGTGTAGGTGGCAACCATTCAATCTCGCCACTATCTAACTGATACCCAAACTGCATACGAACTTCCTGTCCAAGTTCCAAGTAACCAATAGCAGATTCTACATTGTCTGGATTGTAATAAGAATCTTGGTTGTTAATGATGATCTCTACATCTTTACTCGGAAGTGATTCTGTGGTAGCAGATACATATTCACTAATACTACAAGATATAACTTCGTCATTTGTAAACGAGTCAACAACGCCAAGTTCTACTTTATTAATTCTCAATCGGCTCTGACCATTTACCATTTCAGTTGGTGTAATCTTGATGTATTGACTGGAATCAAACACATTTTCAGTTGTAAATAATTGCGATTTGTTTTCGTACTCATATGATACTTTTCCATTTGTGATTGTAAATTTTGTAGGATAATACTTTCCAAAATCAATCGTCAGACCTTTAATATCATACGTAGCACCAGTAGTAAAACTAATCACCACTGAGCCAAGAAGTTCAGAAGTAACAAATCCATTATTGTAGTAAGAAAATCCCTGATTATCTTTTGGCAGAAAATACATGGAACCATCAACTTTCGCAAAGTCTTGTTCTGCCGTAGCATATATTTTCGTAACACCAGTTCCTATAAACGGGCTATGTTTGTCAGACCAATAAGCAAGGTTGTTTTCTGCATTATCTACCGTTGCGCTTGACTGTGCTTCGAGGTTGATAATACCGATTGTTCCTTTTATATAGCCGTTGTTACGGAACGGTCTACTCATTTGTTCTATATACGGTTTGCTTACAATCTGCATATATTACCACCCACAATCAACCAAGTTAAATTCCAGTGTTTCATCCTTTGTAATCATATGTGTTAGTGCATCAGCAAAAAGTGGCGTACCTTTTCTGTCCCCAGGATACATCGTTATAGTAATCGGATGCCCTGGGTCTGCTGGATCTTCAAAAGTCACTGGAACATAAAACGGTTTCAATGCATCAAGCATCATCTTCCGTGTCTTTGGTGTCAAGCACTTCCATTTCAGACTATCTAATTTATACAAGTCTCTTCCAACTCTTTCTCCAATTACTGCATTATTTACATTTCTTCCTGCTGTAACCGTAGTTGATATTGTCCAGGAAAAACCAACTGCTGGACACGGAAAATCATATCCATTCACATTTAAAAAGGACGATAAAGCCACGATACATCACCTCCAAAAATAAAGGGACAGCATTTGCCATCCCTTTACGTAAATGAAAATCCGTTTCTGGACTTTCTGTTATCATATATACTTACAAGTTCTCTTCCATCAACAACAATCTTCTTGCCATCTTTAATAGCAGTAAGAATTTCTCCAAGCAGACTTGTTACTTCTGTATCTTCTGACTGTGCTCGCATCATTCCACGATATACACCATTTTCAATTCCTGTAACAATCTGATCGTTATTAGCAACTGCGGTTTTACCATTTGAAAACTGTCCTACCAATTCGCTATGGTTTGCCATAAACAAGCCATCTTCCGGGAATCCACCGTTAGCAAATGCCGGAACCAGATCTGATGGTAAAATCTTTCCGATACCATTCTTGAACTTCGCATATCTCAGGACATCTGTCCACGGGAAGTTATAGTATCTTGTTACCCAGATTTCACGTCCGTTTTGATCTCCAGGCCGACCACCAGTAATACCACCATGCTCATTAGAACTTGCCTGTACTACCTGTCCATTACCGATGTAAATAGCTGTATGGTGTCCTCTGGAAAGAAGAATATCACCACGTCTCATGCCGTCTGCGTTTGCACGGTTTACACCACCTGTTACATCAGCAAAACCTACTGACCTTGCAGCATCATAGATATTTCCCGTATAGTTTGCTCCGGCTGATTTCAACGGAATACCTGCCTGTTGGAAAGCAGAAATAACCAATGCCGAACAGTCATAGTCTGGATTTCCCCATCTATTACGCTGATCGTAACCATGAGAATTATCGTTGGCAATATTAATCGCCCATCTAACAGCTCCCTCAACTCCCCGTCCACCAACTTTATCAAATATGCCTTTAATAAAATCAGTGATACCGCCAAGTACCTGATCTACCGCTCCTTTTGCAACGCTTAACCACGGTTCTACCATATCGGACATATCGGTAAATTTATCAATCGCAATCTTTACAATATCTCCCGGATGTGTAAGGTAATCAAGAACATTTCCACTGAAACTCTTAATTGCGCTCCATGCGTCACCAAAGAAATCTCCGATACCACCCGCGAACTTCGGAACACCGCCAGTAGCTTCTACCAGTTTCTTTGTCTGGTTAGCCGGCATAATCTTTGTGCCTTTTTGAAGTGGTAACATTACGTTACGTCCCTCTGGAATAAATGGCTTTCCATTTGGAGGTACAATCAACTCCTTATATGTTGAACCTTTCTGGTCATTGACGATACCCATTGTATTATGGCTCAGCCCATTAGAACCTTTTGCGAATTTATCAAAATCCGGCGACCATGAATTTAATCGTTTCTTAGATCCTACTTTATCAAGTACCCAGTTAATTCCTTTGATAATTCCATTTACAAGTTTTTTAATTGGCGAAAATGCATCTTTAGCTAATTTTTTAAAGAATCCTGTTAATCCATTCCAGATATCAGTTACGGTATTATATGCTTTCTGAAATCCGTCTCTAAAAAATCCTTGAACATTTTTAACACTGAATATTTTTTTAACTGCTTCCCATTTTCCAGAAAAGTATTCTGCTATAGGTGCAAATGAAGTTTTAACTGCCTTGTATGCAGAAGTGAATTTTTCACGGAAATATCCGGCTGGATCTTTAAATATCTTTTTGATTTCAGAATATGTATCGCTAAAAAATCCTGTTACGTATGCCCACGCATCTTTTATTGCTGCGTATGCTTCTCCAAAAACTCCACTGAAAAACTCTATTACGGGCGCAAAAATTTCTTTTACCTTTTCCCATGCATCTGTAAATGTTTCAACAATAGCTTCTTTGGCTTCTTGAATTGCACCTTTCCATGTTTCTTTATCAAATAAAGGTTTGATTTTATCGACGATAGCACTTGCATTTTCTGGAATTTCCATCAAATCACCCAAAAAATGAATTTGCTTGAATCCTGGAATATTGCTCAACGAAAAATCTCTGACAAAATCAGTTATCGCTGCTGGGATTTCTACATCAACATCAGCTCCGAATATTTTCTTTATGATTTCTTCCATTGCGCCTTCTGCTAACTGAACAGGAAAATCAAACAATGCATCAAGCAAAGCTTTAAAAAATTTAAGCGTAGACCATTCAAGACTTACCCAATCGATTCCCATCAAAAAATCTACAATTTTCTGACCAATTTTCTTAAATGTTTCATCGTCTTTAAGTTTGTTTACCGCTGATTTTGCAGCTTCTAATAATCCGGTGGCAAATTTACTCAAGGTTTCACCTGTAAGGCCAGCATCCCAATTTTCAAAAAATCCGGTAATACTACTTGCTAAAGACTCTCCAAAATTCGCCCAATCAAAATTAGCTGCAAATGAGTACAATGCATGAAGTGCCGTATTTATTGCATTAGCTATGGTCGCTCCAAGATCGTAAAATAATTCAGGTGAAATCAATCCATTTAAAAACGTGGCAATGTCACGACCAAAATTAGATGCTACAGAATATACCTTTTTCCAGTTAATACCCTCAAGTGCTGATTGAATTTTATTTCCAATCATCGCTCCGATTTCTGTGAAATCAGATTTTGCGATAGCTTTTTTAAATTTATCCGCCAAGTTTGCCATAGAATTTGATACTTCTACGGTTTCAAACATATCTGAAATAGCGGGTATACTTCCAGAACCGCCAGAACCACTACCAGAGCCACCACTTCCAGATGATGATGAACTTGCTTGCTGTGGTTGAACATTCAGTTCATCAATACCAAGCGTGTATGTCTGGAAATCTTTAGCAGCTTTCTTAGCATCGTCTCCCGCTTTTTTCGCACTGGATCCAGTATCTTTTAATGTTTGTCCGTAATCTTTCCATGCCTTTTTAGCCTGTACGACAAATGCTTTACCAGTAAGTGCACCGAAAAACTGTCCTACTTTATTTATTGCAGAAGCCATCATATCTATAAATGCAGATAGATACGGTTCTACAACATTTAAAATTGGTGCAAATGCAGCAGCCCACGCATTTTTTAAATACAATAAGGAAGTCGCAATAGAAGAAATATTTTTATTGTACTCAGAACTGTACTGAACTAAGTTATCAGAACCCTCTTTTATAGCATTCTTAATCGTACTTATTGCTCCGAATACACTGGAAAATAATATTGATGAACCAACCATTCTACCAAGAGACATTCCGCTTTTGCCAGAATCTCCGGATAATAATTCTTTAATGCTTTTAATCGGGTGCAATGCTTTTGATGCAGTGCTTCTAACATTTCTGATAGATTTTGCTATAGAATCAAATTGGCTCTTTATTTTATTTAAATCTTTTGCAGATTTTGAAATTTTTGACAGGGTTGCACGAAATCCTTTTGCGCTATTATTTGCAGATTTTATTTCTTTATTGGAAGACCAATTTTGCATACCACGCCCCATTTTCTTTTCGGTAGCGATAGTATTTAAAATTTCTGCACGATATTCTTTCTGGCTTTGTTTTAGCTGTTCTAACTGCATAACTTTTGCATCAAAGTTATCGTCTCCCTCAATATATCCATCTTTTGCTAAAGCAGCTATTTCTTCTTTTGTTCGTTTTATCGCCGAACTGTAATCATACATTTTGCTAGTAGCTTCACTTGTTTTTGAAGAAGCCTTATCCATGTAGGATTGAATTTCAGCAGAAATTTTATTGTTTTCAGCCCAAACATCTTTCATATTTACGCCAGAAGTTACAGGCTTAGAAATTTCATAGTTTTTGAATCTAGGAGAAGTTGCTCTCTGATATTTTGGTGTATTATTCTGACTGCCATCGTTTCTTTCAATCGTAAACTCTGGTATTTTTGCTTTTACAGAATCAATAGCAGTCTTGTACTGTTCTATCTCATTTGTAGCTTTCTGAATATCATAAGCAAGACTAGCATATGCTTTTCCATAATTAGTAACATTTTCTGTTGCTAACTTCTTTTGTAATCTTGACTGTAAACTAGCTAACTGAGATTCAGCTTTTGCCAAACCTTTTTCAAGATCTGTTTCTCCAAGACCAGAAAGATTCATTCCCTTTCCAACATCTTTAAATTTCTTTAATAATGCATCAAAGGATTTTTCTGTGTATTTAAGGTCAGACCTATCTACACGTGGCTTAGTTTTTTCACTATTTACGTTTTTCTGTTTCTTAAAAATAGCGTCCAGATCGCTTTTCAGTTCTTTTAAACCGCTTACATCTACACTGCCAATGTTATATAGACCTTTTGTGAGTCCAGTAACCAGAGTAAGGTTTTCAGCGATTTTCTCCAAGTGTGTTTCCATAGCACCCAGAGATCTGTTTGCACTTTTAGCCGATGTATCAATAACGACTTCCAGTTTTTCAACTTCATTATTTGGCATGATTCCCACCGACCTTTCTGCAAAAAATTAAGCCGGACTCTCAGGCAGTCCAGCTTTTCTCAATAGGTTGATACGTTGCTTCATTTCGAACACGCCAACCTCTTCATGTGATTCTTTGTTGGTATTTTTAATGGTACTTTCAGAAAGTTTCTGTAAGAATGGCTGTTTAGGATATTCAGCTTTTGAAGTCTTACCGAAAATACCGGAAATGGCATGAGATAGAACAACGCTAAACGCTTCATGGTTATACTGCCCCATAAGCCACATTTCTTCATCGTGAATTTTGCGTCTGTTCTGATATCCTTTTTTGTACTGTTCAATAATCATAGGATTCATTTTCCAGAAGTCTTCCCAACTAATACCACATATAGCGTGCATTTGCGGAAAAACTTCATTTGCGTACATTTCACGAATAGTTTTATACTTTTTATCAGCGATTATTTCTGCGCTGTCGCTTTCGTCTTCTTTGGAGCTTTCTCTTCCTTGTTCTGGTTGAGAGCGTGAAAAAAACCAGAGTTTTCCAATCCATCAGCAATCATTCCGGTAATATCTTCAAAATTTCCACCAGAAATCATATGCTCCTGAATTTCTTTAGCTGCATCATTTTTATTCAGACCAGAACAAAACATGAAATACGCTCTTACAAATGACATTGGTTTACTTTCAATATCTTCCATGGAAATTCCAAGATCTTCCAGATCACAAACCAATGCGAAATCAAATTCTTTAGCTACGTATGTTTTTCCATTAATAACAAATGTTTTCATATATTTACCTAACCTCTCCCACTTTTATTGTTATATGGGGAAAGGGGCAGTCCGTAGACCGCCCCTTTTTCCATTTTTATAAATATGTGTCAATGGCTACTTTATCCTCGTCAACCACCGTAGCCGATTGAGTCTGTGGCTGACTTACGATTTTTTTGTCAGTGTAATCTGTGTCGGATAACCATTTTCATCCTCTGTGACTGCCACATCGTAATCATCTTCAATCCACTTCGGTACAGTCTGTACAGAGATAGTTGCAGTTCCGGTCAGATGATCATCTGTTGCTTCGTCTGGTGCAAAGGCTTCCTGTCCAATGAATCCGCAAATACCTTCTGAACCTTTTCCGTCAGTTCCGTAAAGGATGCAGAAATCAAGTTTCTTGCCCTCATTTTTTACCATTTCATCTTTGTATGTTTTTTCAAATGCACCAGGTACTTCCATGGATCCAGCGGATCTTCTTCCCATTTCCTGTGTTTCAACAAGATCTTCCAGTGTAGATGTATCTACCATGTTCTGAGAACCAAACGGAGATGGAATTGATTTTGCTCTCATCAAAAGTTTATAAGTACCAGCCCAGTAAGAACCTTCTGTTGGTGCTGCTGGAATTTCCCTATAAATAATTCTACTTTTTAAGCCTGTAGCCATAAGTTTTACCTCCTTAATAAGCAAAAAAATAAGAGCATTTCTGCTCTTGTTTAAAGTATTGTATCGTTTGCACTTATTACACGCCTAAAACGTGCAGTGCTTTTATATGTTTCGTTACCGCTAGTCATTTCTGGCATAGCAACAACGTAAAACATCATTTGTTTAAAAATGTCAGTGATGCACTTCATGACATATTTCGCATCATTCTGATTTGTGTTGGTAGTGATATCAATTTGCACTGTATGTTGAATAGCATTGATTTTTGTTCTTTCTAAATCCTGTCCTTTTTCAACGCCTTGCAAAGAATGAATATATACCGTAGGAAATTGTGGTGGATTTTTTGATTTACCAGTAGATGTAAAATAGATATTTGGAAATTTTTCTGTCAACTTTTTTGTTGCTTTTGTTTTCACAATAGAAAATATTGTGGTATCAAGGTCGAATACCCAGTCATTTTCACTCGCCATTCCCAAACACCTCCCTTGCAGTTTCTACCAGTATTTCTTTTAATTCATTTGCGGTATTGTACATATAGGGTCTGGACGGCATACCCTCTGTAAAATACCATTTTCCATCATTACCTGGATAAAACCATCCGTAGCGACCATCGGAAAGTTGATGGATTGTCTTTCCGGTTGCATATTCCCAAGTAACTCCATCTGGCAATTCCCCTTTGTACGGATTTCTTTTTCCCTCATAACCAGTTCCAAACTCAACAAACAACGCATGGTCTGTACCTGCCACAACCGCCCATACACTTCCTCCATCTTTCGATGTTTTGTATTCAGCATGAATACTGGAAATCAACTTTCCTTTAAAGACAGCATCCAAATCCGCTAATTGAACTCGTGCTATCTCCACACCTTTTTCGGCAAGTTTTTCGGCAAGCAGTTGACATTTATAGGTCAAGTCAGATTCATATTTCTTTAGTTCTTTAATGGCGTTTCTTACTGATTTTACGGACAAATCCATATGGATTGTATGCGTTCCCATGTTGCACCTACTTTACATTTTTCTGTAAAAGGAACAAATCAACTGTAAGCCCCTCGTCAGCTACGCCAAGAACCGTGTAATCTGCCGTATTTGCGTCTACAATCGTTTTAGCAATGTCTTTATATCCTATTGCTGATTTCTTCCATATAAGGCTACCTACGGCAAGTGGTAAGGCTCCTTTGTCTGTTACAATCTGTGCGTAGTTTGAAGATTGATCAACACCGAATTCCTTAATAAGAACATCGTCCAACTTATTGTTAATACTGGCATAAAAAAATACAGGCTTTGAATAACCCGTAGTGTAGTCGCCTGTATCTACTGGAACTTTTACACCATCAACCGTAATGTACTTTATGTTTCCATCTTCGTCAGTGTCATAGATTGGAACACGTACATTTTGCAATGAGTAAGCCATCTTTTGCTTGTTAATATCAAGCATCTTTCTTTACCTGTTTATATATCTGATTTACTCCGGTGCTTGCCAATCCAGACATAATTCCAACCGCAACAGCAGTCATAACATCATGTGCCGGAAAATCTGGTATTACATACATACCTGCTACACCAAGCATTCCACCAACAGCACCAACGATAACCGGAATATAATTATCCTTTACCTGTGGCACTATCTTTGCACCAAGTCCAACCAGATAACAGATCACAACAATCGCAAGAGATGTTCCAATGCTTGTAATATCCATATTTACACCTCCCTGTCTCTTTCTAAATCAAGATTAAGTCGGTTGATTATTTCATCTAACCGCTTATGTGCCTGTTTACAACTCTGTTCAAGAACAATGATTTTATCATTATGAGCCTTAATATCATTTCTCATAGATGATAAATCAGCCTTAATGCCCTGAGTTGTAGAATTAATATTGTCTAATTTCATATTGATTTGCGTATTGTCTTTAACACGCTCTTCAATATCTTTTGTGTCAGTCCTTTTGCTGTTCTTAAGTCCCATAAAGACGGAAAAACCAAGTGATAACACGCTTATAATGATTGCAGTAGAAATTTCTATCGTCATCATATACCGCCCTTCTTTTTGTTTCGCACACTTCCCACCACCGATAAAATGTGTGCCACCTGCTACCATATTTCCCACATCGGTAAAATGGTAACGCACAATCTTCTATAAAATCCTTACAAACGGATATACACCAACAAATAAGTCTTCACGCTCTTTCCAGTTCCTGCTTACTCCATTCTCTGTATAAGACGACATAAAGGCTTCTCCTGCCTGTGAATGGTCATACACTACAAGATCAATAATTACATTTTCGTATTTTTTTAAATCATCATCAATCTTCTCTGCCGTATAAGATTCCGGGTACATCCGCTTATTCCGAATTTCATTTTTAATCTGGTCAATTAACTGTTCGATTTTCGGATTGTCTTCTTTTGTGTCAAATACAACAGCATCGGAAGAAGTTCCATCCTCATTCTCTACAGTCTCTATATGATATTGTCCTAAACGGATTTTTACTTTTTCCAATGTTGAATATTGCATAGATTTTCTCCTACAATCCAAACAAATTAATTAAATATTCTTTCATTTCTGCGCCAGTCATAGAATCGGCATTTTCAACACCTGTGTCCATAACGACTTTTCGCAAATCCGAAACTTTCATACAAGTAATGTCAGATTTTTTATATTTTGGAGCATCAACAAAAGAAGAGCCAGAAGCTTTTGTTACCTCTGGTTCCTCTTTAATTTCTTCAAATGGCATATACCAAACTCCGTGATATTTAACCTTATGGTCAAAAACCATGATACACCTCCTAGTAACACTTGATTACATAAGTGCTATCCATTCTTTCATAAGATGGAAGAACGATTTCGGAAACTGTAGTCTTTGTCTGTACTGGGTCATTTGTTGTCGATACAGCAACAGCAACACCAGTGTTTACAATAGATACATCAGCTTCGCCACTTCCCATAAGTGTTCTTTCTTCCGGTGTAGTTCCATACCAAGTACTTCCAAGTGCACCCGCCGGAATCAATGTAGCGAATCCATCCGGATAAAATTTAGCAGCACTTCCATCTTCTTTCTTATACTGTTTAGAATAAACAATAATGTTGATTCCAAGTTCAGAAGAAAATACTTCTTTTACTCTATTATCATTCATGAACACAGTAGCGGAAGTGTTCTGTGCCAGAATTGCAGACTTAATCTTTGCATTCTGTTTCAGATAATCCATAGTCTTTCTGGAAACAATCATGATAGACGGTCTTTCACCAGTCAATGCTTCGACTGCATCCAACGCAACTGTGATATCATCCATCGGATCAGAATTAGTAGTATCAGACCACTTGTCTGTATCCGTAGTTGTTACATCTGCGTAGTTGTTTGTTTTATAGGTGCTATTCGGGTCGTAATTGTATGCATAAGTTACACCGTTTGCTTCAATGGAAATCTTCGGAGAACCATCAGACGGAGATAACAGCTGCATAATCATTCTTTCAGGCACTACATTTGCACCATCAATCAGCGTGTTTGCATCATCAAAGATTCTGGACAGTACATCTGCTGCGTATGGATCAGTGCTATCCTGAACACGCATCATTTCCTGTTCATCTGCTTCTTTAACAAGCATTGACTCACGGAAGAATGCCATCTCTGTTTCTGTCAGTTTGAATCCCTCACGACTTCTCAGTGTAGACACTGCATCAAAATTGGACGGTGCCAAAGAAACCGGAAGCCCTTTTGATGTCTTAATCCATTTCAGATCAAGACCCATTTTCTTTTTAGCTGGGAAAAGTCCAGCTCCAAGATATGCAATTTTATTACTTGCAACCTCTGTCTGAACAAGTGCGATTGCTTTTGCATTATATGCATCTCTAATATTCATTATTTTCCACCTTTCTACCGATAACTTTTTTCGGTTAGCGACAAATTCTTAATTACTTGTCGGTACTTTCTTATTCAAAAACAATAAGTGGTAATGCTGTTTTGGTTGCTGTTGCGATAGTGATAGAAGCGTTTGCATTTGCATTGGCTTCATTTACAACACCAAACGCCTTTAAAATAGTTCCGTTCGGATTGCTGTCATACACATCATTCAAAAGAATACCAACAGGCGCTGTTGCATTATCTACTTTTCCGTCAACTGCAATCGGATTACCTGCCTTACAAACACCATTTGTAAAAGCGGTAGAATCCAGTTTGATTTCTTCAAACAATTCACCGCCAAGTTTTCTCTTTAAAATTTCTTTCTGAGTAGTTACACTAGACTCTGTAAATTTCATATTAATAACCTCCTACAAATAACTTTCCACAATCGACTCTGCCGTTTTATTTACGCCAGATAAATTCTTGCCAATTGTTTCTGCCGTTTTTTCGGCATCTGTTTTTTCTTTATCTTTGCCACCAGTTCCACCGCCTGGAACGTCCTGATTGTTAGCAATCTCCTGTTCTTTGGCTTTTGCTGAGGCTTCTTCTTTTTCAGAGATAATCTTTCCAAGTTCTGCATAATCAATACTTCCATCATCTTTCACAACCGTTTTCGCCTGTTCAGCGTCAATCTTAAAATTAGTCATGGCTGCTTCTCTCTGATCTCTAATTGCATTATCTTTCCGCAACTGTGCAATCTGATTGTTAGCAGTCTCTAACGCTTTATTTGCTTTTTCAAGTTCTGAGAGATTACCGGCTTCCAGTTCATCAATCTTTGCCTGTAACGCATCTGCGGTATTGGCTTTCTCTTTGTACTGGTTTGCCTTGTTCTTTTCCTTTGCAACCTCAGAATTGTTCTGATTCAAAAGATTTGTAATCTGTTCATCCGTTGCATCTGGAAAAAGTTTTGTGATATCTTCTCTTGTCATAAATAATTACCTCCGTAAACTCACGCTTTTGTTACCGCGGGTCGCTCCCGCTGAGTTTTGCTATTTTCCGCATAGCTGCTAATTTTTTATAAAATAAAAACAGCCACCAATTATTCGGTAACTGCTTTATTTTCAATGGTTTTTATTTTGTTTTATGCCATTTATCGGCACCAACTGGGGTCTCCAATGTCCTTTCTATCGTCCATCCTCTTTGTAGTCTCGCATATAATATATTGGCATCAATCCCAATGGATTTTCCCCATTCAGAAACAGTTTTTGTCTTGCCGTTATATGTTAAATATTTTTTCCCAGAATTTTTTGTTGTCTTAACTTTCGTTGTAAACGCTTTTTCTACTGAATACCCATGATTTAATCTCCATCGAATAGTACCTTCTTTAATATTCAATTCGTCCGCCCATTCTTGTAGGCTTTGCTTTTTCCCTTTATATTCAATAAAAACTGTATTTGTTTTATTATTCGCTTGAATTTTTGCATTTGTAAATCTACAATTATTTGGTTCATAATTTCCATTAACATTTATTCTATCAATGCTTTGGTCTTTTTGATGTTTGTTTTCATCAAATCCGTTAGCATATGCCCATTTTGCAAAGTTTTTTGCTCCATCTTTTCCCAACCATTCATTACACACCCTAATACCTCTTCCACCATATTTTTCATATTTAGAATCGTTCGGATTATAACATCTGGATTTCATGCTTTCCCAAGTTTTATATACTCTTGTTCCTGTTAATCCGTGGGTATAATGTCTTCCTTTTATTTTATTCATTACATCATCATCTCCTTTTTTCATTATACCATATCACTAGCAACTTGCAAGCAACTTGACTTTTGCTTTAATAAAAAATATAATGAAAAAAAGTGAGGTGTTAATATGCCACAAGGTAAAATTTCAGAGAGCAAAATCAAAACCACTATTGTTATGGAAAAAGAACTTAAATCTTCTCTTGAAATTCTCGCAAAAGAAGATCTGCGTTCTCTTAATAATCTTATGGTTAATATTTTGACTGATTATGTAAAATCCAGAACTTCCAGAGACTAAACTAGAGGTTCTGGATTTTTAACTTTTTCGTTTTCTTTATTAACCATATCAATTGTTTTATACAAAACGTCAAAATATGGTTTTGATTGCAAATATGTTTTTTCTGCATCTCCCCATAATCCACATGTTGCTATTGCTATTTGCGGATTAATTCCAGATTGAAGCATTTGTGCTAACGCTTGTGTTTTAGTATATAAATTGTCCAAAGGACTATGATTTATTTGAACATCAAAGTCTCTAACTGTTATTTTTAAATCATTATCCGCTACTCGTAGCACATTCAAAACAACCATTGCTAAACGTTTTTCAGCAGATTTTACCAATGGATCTTTTTGCTTAGCTCTAGTTTTAGAGAAGTCCCACCCGGCTCTCAGGCTAACCGCGCCCTGAGTATCTCCACCAGAGTTTTGTGATTCTCTATTTGGAATTGCTAATATAGCCTGTAAATTATCTAGCAAATCTTCTTTAGCCACCTGACACTGGGTCTGATTCAACTCCTGAGTCATTACATCCACATCAGACTTGTTGTCTTTATTGATGGATTTTACAACCAACGCATGGTTCATTTTCATTTTCTGGAACTGTTCCTCGTCAACTTCACAGTTTACAAATTTGATCCAAGACTGGACGAACTGTTCAATACCATCCATTCTGTTAGACTGCATATTATTGATAGCGTCCAACATGGTAATAACCAACTCTATATCAGAAATCCGTTCATGGTTGTTTGGATATTCGACAATAGGTATTCCTGCATAGGTATGCAACTTACTTTCTACCGCATTGCTGTTTACAATTTTAAAAGAATGTGTTTCCGAAAAAGCCAATTTGTACCATTGTCCCTCTTCGTCTTTTAATTCCTGTACTGCCAGTAACGGCTCTTCTGTACTTCGATTGTAAATAACAAAAGTGTTCATAGGTGACGGAGCAACAATCCTGAATGGAATATCACCTTTTTTTGATTGTACCGCTTTAAAGGATGTTCCGGTTGCCGACTGCCACTCACCGGCTTTAATGTCTTTTTCCTGTTTATTGGCATCAGCCATAAAATCATTCAGTTCATCAACTGCTTTATTAATGTTTTCATCGTCTTTCCGGCTAATAAACTGAATTGGCTCACCATATGTCTGCCCTACTTTAAACTGGACAATCTCATATGCATGATTTTCTACAACCTTGTTGATAATATCTTCATTGGAAACCTTTGTACGATACAATACAGGCTGATCGCCTTTGTAGTAATGCCACAAATACCGAATGATAGGCTTGTTGTAATAAAACGCACCAATGCAATCCCCGATAACTTTCACAATGTTGTCAGAAGTGATTTCCCTCACATCCGTATATGCAATTTTTCTTCCGTAATTTCCTCTGAGAATTTCATGAAGATATTTGTTATTCATTTATACTCACCTTAAATAAAAGTCATTCCGCTTGAAGTTGTACGTCTTGGCAACGGTTTTGATTCTGTCTCCCCAGTATCAATGTGATACACAACCTTTTTGTTGCACTTTTTACATTTGCATACTAAATTTATTGATGATCGTCCATCGTAAGTGCCAACACGTCTATGACACTGTGGACAATATACTTCTGTTTTATTTTTCATATTTTCACCCATAAAAAATGCACCGTCTCATTTCAGACGATGCAAAATTTGTTTTGTAAAAAGAGTACCACCTACATTTTTACAATTCTATTGTATATCATTTGAAATCCATAGAAAATGGTCTTTGTGGGTACTTTTATGGTATTTTATAGGACATTTGGGACAAATAAATATTCTTTCCCGTATAATTCTTCAAAACTTTTCTCTGCTTTTTTGAGAAATCTCAGTTTTTGCTTATATGTTGATGCATTATCCAACTCAAGTTCCTTAATTTGCTTTTTTAGGACATATTTTTGAATTAATACATCATATTCATTCAGATTTGGCATTTTTTCTATTTTTCGGACAATATCAAACCGTTTGTCAATCAGTTCGTCCGTTTCTTTTTCCAACTGGACAATTTTTGTGACAATAGAACCAAGTTTATCTTTATCCGTTGAGGTTTGAACGTTTACATCTTTCTGCGAAACAGAAGTAGAAGTAACCATAGTTCTCATTTTCTCAATATCCAACAATTTATTTTCCACCATACGGTCATAACGTATAATAAGTCCTAAATATTCTCTTGTTTCCATCAATACCTCCTAAATGGATTTGAAACCGCTTCTACTTTTGCCACTCTATTGCCTTTTGTCATTCTTAAAGCAAAGTTTGAGAAAACATCTGGCACGTCATCAAGCTGTTTTTTACCAGATACAGAATATTGCTTTAACAGTGACATCATAACTCCATATGGTTCATTCGGCTTGTATAATGACTGATCTTTAAAAATAACGTGTTGTAATATCCAGTTCGAGCACTGAAAGATACGTGCTTCTTTATTTGTCTCTGTAGGTTCATCTGTAATGTTGCAAATCCAACCGACCGCTTCAACACGTTTGTTGACTTCCATAGCCACACGATCACCACCAGCATTTCGCTCAAATTCACATTCCTGAACTTTGTTATTCACCAGAACATTAGCTGCATTTCTATACTGCATCTCATAATCGGCAGTATTGTCACACACGGCATCTACACAATAATAATCTTCTCCGTATTTTTGAAGGACCGGAAGTACAAAATAGTCCGTTCCTTTTCCTTTTGTATCACACTGAGCTGTAATAATCTCAGGTTCCCCATGTGGAAGATTAAGATATCTACGAATTTTATCATCTGGGAACAATAATCCCTCACGCTCAATAGGATCCTGTTTGTAAAGGCACCGATAAGAAATTTCGTCCATGAGTAATTGTTGATCTGCAAAGAACTCTTCCGTAAAACCGCCATACTCATAATTAAAATTGCTTTTTCCAGTAACAGGATCAACGTCTGGAACTGCAATCACTTTTACACGTGGATTTCCCTCGTACATTGTCTGTAAGCGTCCTATAACGTCTCTGACGCTCCATCTGGTAGCAATGTGTATTTCTTTACAGTTCTTTCCACTAGTGTCCTGTATTTTCCTCTGACGGGCATCTACAGCATATTTATCCCATAACTTATCAAGTATCGTTGGATTCATAGCTTCTTCAATGCCACCGATCATATCATCTACCATAAGATATTTTGAAGCACGAACCTTACCAGCATTTTTACTTCCTACTGACGTGCACTGTAATGATGGGAACGGCTTGTATTTTCCAACATTGAATTGTTCCATTTTAGCATTGGTACTAGTAACTCTCAAATCTGGGAAAATGTCGTACCAAATGTATTCATCAGAATTTGTTACAATATCATACGCTCCATCATAGAACATTCTGGTAATGTCACCACTGTGGGAATAGAACAGACTAAAATCTTTCGGGAACCAACCAATTACTCCGGTAATAAAAAACTTCTCAGCCGTAGTTTTTGAAGTGCCTGGCGGAAGACTAATACATAAAATATCGTACTTATCATTAATCATTCCCTGTAGAGCCTGTGGCAAGCCTATATTTCGGAATTGCTTTATTTTCGGCATATAAAACCGTTCTTTAGGATCACGCTTTTTCTCCAAATACCGAAAATAGCTTTCCACTTGCTGATTTTGTGCTTCAAGAAGTGTTGGTTCGTAGAATTTGTCAATCAGTTCATATTCTGTTTTATTTTCAAACGCAAACTTTTCCAGATCCCAGATTGTACCGCCTGTCTTTTCCATACAGAACCGCTCTATTAGTTCTTTACTTCTCTTCGTACACTGTAAACCATACTCAACATCACGCTCAGTATGAATAGCAACCTTACACGCTTCAATATATGCATCCAGGACAGGCTCTTCTATACCGTGCTGTTCTATAAATTTTTCATAACTGGAAACTGCTCCAATAAGATTATCAGAAGCCAAATAAGATGCACCTCCACTTTACAAAAAGCAGAAGTGCTTAAGACTCCTGCCTACAATTTTCCTAGGTTAGCGACTGAAACCATTTATCAGTCGGTAATATCGTTTTAGCTGTAATATACTGTTTTGTGGCACAAAGGACATTTGCATTTCCAGTTATCGCCCTCTCGTTGGTCTCCACAATACTCATATTCTATATTGTTTGCTTCAAAAACGGTATGGCAATTTTTACAACTAAATTTTAAAGGCTTATAAGCAAAATCTAAGTTGCCTTTTTGAATTATCTTCATCTGTTCTAATCCTCCGCAATTACCTTTCTAATTCATCAATCCTATTTTCAAGTACTGCCACGTACTCTCTCATTTTCTAGCCCATTATTCCGTTGTTAGCCGGTTACTTATTTTATTTTTCAATAATGGTTGTCACGTCTTGACCCCCATAATATATTAAATACCGTTTTCCGTCTTCGCTTTCAAACTTAATATAATTGTTTTCATGATCGCTTTCTGCATTAATTTTCCCCTGATACCGGAATATTTCATGACCATCCGCCGATGTTATTATAATTTTTTTCTCAATTCCATTATAAAGATTCGATTGATAATCTTTCAGACCTCTAATTTCACTTGCGGTTGATGTGTTATACCAATGAAATTTATTGTAGCAAGCAAACAAAAGAAGCACGTCAACACTAATTCCAAACAAAATCAAAAATCCTAAAATTATCCATTGACCTAATGTAAACATATTTATTTCTGTTTCCTCCCTTTAATAACGTTTATTCCTGGAACATCACCAAGCGTTGAACAATCTATCATTTCTGGTTGTTCTTCTGGCTCACTTCGCTTTTGTAAATCTCTCCACATATCTTTTTCTATGCTCTCAATTACTTCTTCTATACTCATTTCCGTTCCTTAAAACAAATTATCTGGAAATACCTCTCCGGCAATCAATACTGCGAAGTATTTCTTCAACGTAGGGACACTTACTC